CTAGTATTTGATCCCGCAGAAGTTACTATCTCTGCCGGGGAATCAGTCCACTTTGTAAACAACATGCTCCCCCCTCACAATGTTATTGTTGAGGATCATCCTGAACTCGACCACGAAGCACTTGCATTGCTTCCAGGTGAAGAGTTCGATGTCACCTTCACTGAAGCAGGTGACTACACATACTGGTGTGCTCCTCACAAAGGCGCTGGTATGATTGGTACAGTTCACGTTCAATAATTACAATGTTCAAGATCACAATCCGCAACCCCGAAGGCGAAGACACAACCTTCGACTGTCCTGAAGACTCCTACGTGCTCGATGCTGCTGAAGAAGCAGGCATCGATCTTGATTACTCCTGCCGCTCTGGTGCATGTTCTACATGTGCTGGCAAGGTGGTAGAGGGCACAGTAAATCAAGACGACCAATCATTCTTAGACGACGATCAAATTGAAGCAGGGTTTGTCCTCACCTGCGTTGCCTACCCTACTTCTGACTGCACAATTCTGTCTTCCCAAGAGGATAGTCTGTACTAAATAAAGTTGATGTAGTATAGTTGTGTTATCAATGTCACTATCAAGGAGACTTACATTATCTGACACTGCTACTGATCTGAAACATACAAAACAAGTTTTGGATAGTGATGGTACTAAAGATGTTACTCCTCCGGAGAATGCATCTCCCATGTGGCGCTTCCGGGAACGTTGCTGGAAACGACTTTCGCAAGATGCTCATGCTGATACTGTGAACTACTGGCGCAATCAAGAATTGGCTAAGAAGGCAGTGATGATGGAAGTTGCTGAACTCGAAAAGAAAAAGGCACGTACTGGTTCTTATTGACCACCATCCAATAAGATGATATAATACCTGAGTGACCTCTTTATTATGAAAAAGATTAGACGACATCAAGTCAAATCTAAATGGTATTACATCTTCTGGGGCATCGCAACTGTCTCAGTGGTGGCGGGGCAAATTTATGTTGGAACTGGATTCCGACAAATGGCATCTTCTCTAACGGAAGGTGCCGATTTATTTTCCGATTACATAAAAAACATACCTACCTATGAAGGCAGTAGTTTACTCCCGCGATAATTGTCAGTGGTGTGATAGAGTTAGACAACTCTTTGCCTCTATTGACATCGATTATATCGAGTATAAACTAGACAAAGATTTCACACGAGAACAATTCATTTTGGAATTTGAGGAGGCAGCAACGTTTCCTCAGGTATCCATCAACAACAAAGCGATAGGTGGATGCAAAGAGACTTTGAAGTATCTTCAAGATCGAGAGATGATCTGACCATGAACAAGGGGTTTGAACTCCTTCTTCGCAACCGTAAAAGGAAACCAAACTTCGCAAGAATTATTCCTCTGTTCAAATTGTTTGGGGTAAAATATTCCCTACATATAGAAAGAGAGAGAAACAATTATGTCTCTTGATTCCACAGTCGTTTTTGTAGTCATGGGTGTCGTTATCCTACTACAGACCGTTGGTTTAGGACTAGTAATTGGTTACCTAGTTCGGGCATACATCCATGATGTAACCCCACAGTACACACACCCCGAGATGTTTGACGAGAACGGCAATCCGATTGCTGAGTCACTTATCTCCTTCCGATTTGAGGGTGACACTCCACATTTAGATGAATTTGAAGACTAACTATGGCAAAACTTCCTGATAATCCTCTTGTATCTGAGTTGTTCAAAGCAGTTCACGGTGCTAAGACGGTTGACAAAAAGGTAGAGATCCTGTCAAAAAATAAGCGGGATGATGTAAAGGCAGTGTTGATCTGGAACTTTGATAAGCAGATCTTCAGTGCTATCCCAGAAGGACCTGTACCTTACAAGGTAAACGATACTCCTGCTAATGCAGTGGGTCACACACGTCTTATCAGTGAGTGGCGCACCCTTTACAACTTCATCCGTGGTGGTAACGATCGCCTGTCACAGATGAAGCGTGAGACTATGCTGATCCAACTCCTGGAGAGTCTTCATGCTGACGAGGCAGAGATTATCTGTCTAGTCAAGGATGGTATGCTGCAAAGCAAGTATCGCATCACCCGCAGTGTTGTAGAGAAAGCATACCCTGAGATCCACTGGCGTGATAAGTGAAGTTCCTCATTGATCTAACAGATCATTGTAACTCCAAGTGTCCTCTGTGTGCCAGGCACAAGACATCTTATAACGATGAGGTAGCGGTGTTGAAACCGGACCCATCAATGAATCGTTCTTCCATCAGCATTGAGCAGTGGAAGGAGTGGTTCCCACCAGAGACCCTTAGGAAGACAGAGATGATGTACTTCCAAGGGTCTTTTGGTGAACCCACATTGTGTGAGGACCTGCTAGAAATATATTCCTACACTCTGAATGTGAATAGGAATATCATTTTCCAGATGAGTACTAATGGAGGCACCCGAGACCAAGAGTTTTGGGGTAAACTTGGTGCCCTCATGGGAGCATCGCATAAAGATTCTTTTCTTATCTTCTCTATCGATGGGTTAGAAGATACCATACAACAGTATAGGGTAGGTGTAGACTACAACAAAGTAATCAGTAGTGCTAGAGCATTCATTGCCGCTGGTGGACCTGCTGTGTGGAGGATGCTAGTCTTCAAACACAATGAGCATCAGACTAAACGTTGCAGAACACTCAGTAGGTTGATGAAGTTCAAAGACTTTCAACACACGAAGGTCAATGATATGTATGATGCTAGTGGTAAGGGGGATGGTACGTTCACTTACGAATACAAAGGCACAGTCAGAAAACTAGAAGTAGTTTCTGATCCTGCTCACGTATTCAAAAACAATCCTGTTGCTGATGACAGTCCTGTTGACTGTAGATATAAACACCAGCGTGGTAAACCAGGACAACTGAGGATTGATAGTCGGGGTGTGGTTCATGCCTGCTGCTTCCACCAGTCACGTCTAAGGTTCTTCTACCCACAGTTCTATGTTCATGATGACATCGATGCTCCCGCAGAGTTTAGGGACATCAAGAACCCAAACAAAGGTGTGGGTGCTGAGTATATGCAGAAAGTATTCTGGGATAATGTCATACCACTGATCGAAAACCAGGGTGGTATCAAATCTATATGCTTACAGCATCACAGTCTTGAAGAAGTATTGCAGACTCCTTTCTTCCAACATACTCTAGTGGATTCATGGGATAAGAAACCCCATATCTGTGCGGACTACTGTGGTACCAAGCGGTGTAGAAGTTGACAGACATACATAGTGTGGTATAATTACCATACGTTCATCCAGAAGGGACTTCATATCCCATGCCTGGACGCAAGTAAGTCGCGGAACGGAGCCGTTCATCCCATGGCGGAACTACTACTTTATTCAGGTATACTTTGCGAAGATGCGGATGCTATCATCCTCAAAGTTCAAGAAGATATTTACCTGAAGAATGAAATCAAAGTTGAGTTAGTCGAGACTATTCAGGATGCAACTCCTGAATGTCCTTGGGACGCAAACGACTAAAGGAACGGGCCTAAAAATCCAATTACTTTAGGAGTAAGACTGATGACTACCATCACTTATCGCGGCGTCAAATATGACGCTGAAGGTTACAAGGCAAAGGTTCTTCAAGAACGTGACCAGCGTACCAACCATGACCTCATGTATCGTGGAGTCAAGGTAGAACGCAAGTTCGCTTCTCAATCCTGAGTCAAACTAAGAGAGGTCTTGACACCTCTCTTTTTTTATCTTATGCTATACGTATGGAACGAGACAAACTAAAGATTATTATCTCTGACCTAGAGATGCTGCTTAGTGCATTGAAAGCAGAAGTCTACTCCGACGTTGAGTCGTATCGATTTGACGAATGCGACCCTGTTGAGTTAGACTACGACGAAACCTACGAAGGTCCATGACGCCGCTGGCAGTACGAAGATCTATGAAACCAACTGTAAAACTGGTAAGCAATACGCCTGACGCTGAGCAGATGATGGCGTACATTGCTCGCGTGAGCAACCCTTCTAATCAAGAGAACGAAAAGTATGCTGGGTTGCTCCGCTACTGTATCAAGCACAACCACTGGTCTGTGTTTGAGCAATCCACTATGACTCTGGAAATCAATACTACCCGTGCTATCGCAGCTCAAATACTGAGGCACCGTAGTTTTACTTTCCAAGAGTTTTCACAACGCTATGCAGACTCTAGTCTGCTGAGAGATTCTATTCCTATTCCTGAACTGCGTCGTCAGGATGACAAGAATCGTCAGAATTCTATTGATGATCTTGATCCATTCGTAGTCCAGAATCTAGAGTTGCAGATGCAAACTCTGTTTGATTCTTCCATGGCACTGTATCAACAGATGCTTGAGCGTGGTGTGGCAAAGGAGTGTGCAAGAAATGTGCTTCCACTCTGTACGCCCACCAGAATCTACATGACAGGTTCATGTAGGTCGTGGATCCACTACATCAATTTGAGAACTGCCAACGGCACACAGAAAGAACACATGGAGGTTGCCGAAGCATGTAAGGAGATCTTCATTGAACAGTATCCATCGGTGAGTGAAGCATTGGAATGGCAAGAATCTGTGGAATAAATTTATCACACAATGGATCACTTGCTATCGTAGAAGACGGTGAGGTTCTCTTCTATCTGGAAGAAGAAAGACTGAGTAAGATCAAACGTGATCGATCTGCTATTCAAGTAGCAAAAAAGTATCTGGACTCTAGCATTGACAAGGTTACTATCTGTGACTGCTATACCAGATACTATCCAGAGAAGTTTATCCTACGACTCAAGCAGAAAAATAATCTGACTAGAATTGTAAAGGATCTAGGCATCCCCATCGTAGACTACCGCACTAGGCATCATGAGTGTCATGCTGCCAGTGCTTTTTACAACTCAGGGTTTGATGATGCTGTATGTGTGGTGATGGATGGGAAGGGATCCAATGTAGTCAAGGATGGACTGAACTTCTGTGAGGTTGAGAGTATCTTTGTGCATGACAAGCAAGGATTCATTCCTGTCTTCAAACACTACTCAACTTTCTGGAGTGAAGATGAGTGTGCAAAACTGAAGGAACCCTACTGGGAGGGTAATCATTTCTATAGTGACCGCACCAGTGTGGGTCAAGCGTACCGTAGAGTGTCACGCTTCTGTGGGTTTGATGAACGAGAGGCAGGTAAGACTATGGGTCTGGCACCATACTGTGAGACCAAACAGGAACCTGATCTATTCAACGTCGAGTACAACCATAGTGTATGCAGCAAGGAGTTGTATGCAGAAGGACACAGTACCGCATACACCGGTCCAGAGTGTACTAAAATAGAATTGGCACATCGGTTACAGATATCTGCTGAACAACATGCTCTACGCATCATTCAGAAAGCAGTCACTGCAACCGGAAAAACAAACGTCGTAGTTAGTGGAGGATTTTTCCTCAACTGTGTTGCTAACTACAAAATCATGAAAGAACTAGACATAAATCTTTATGTCGATCCTCTTTCTTATGATGGAGGTCTCTCCATTGGTTCAGCGTTACTAGAACATCATGAAGACACTCTATTTGGGACCTGTTTATACTCTGAACCACATCAAGGGTGATGAAGTAAGTCTGCAAGATGTTGTAGACCTGCTGATGAATCAGAACCCTGTTGCAATCTTTCAGGGTAGGTCTGAGGCAGGACCACGTGCACTTGGCAACAGATCATTACTCTATGATCCACGTGACCCTAACGCCAAGGCAAAGATCAATACGATAAAGAAGCGGGAACATTTCAGACCCTTTGCTGCAAGTGTGATGCTTGAGCATGCAAACGATTGGTTTGACATGGCAGGACTGAAGGAGTCTCCGCACATGATGTATGCCATGGACTGTTGGCCTCACCAATGGGATAAGATACCAGGTGTGCTGCACGTAGACAAGACCTGTCGCATCCAGACGGTAACTGGTCGGCAGAATCGTCACTACTACGATCTAATTCAAGCATTCCATAAGAGTACCGGTGTGCCTATGCTATTCAATACCTCATTCAACTTAGCAGGTCAACCTCTAGTCGAGTCTCCTGAGGATGCAATGGAAACCTTCCATGGGTCAGAGATACCTTATCTTTATTTCCCTGAGGTCGGGCGACTCATTTCAAAATGAACTTTTCATTTCCCGAGAACCGGAAAAAAAACTCCGGCAAAAATTTGGTCATAGGGGTCAACCTATCTAACAATGGATCTATCTGTGCATTGTATGAGGGCAAGGTAGTATTTTACCTGGAAGCAGAAAGACTTACGCGAAAGAAATGGGATCATCGGGTCAAGACCCTGATCAAATACTTACCACAGGCAAGTCACATTGCATTAGCAGACTCTCATTGGGTGCGTGGCAATAAGAAGGTGGACAACATCAAAGACCTGATGAAGTTCAAGAAACAATTTCCTGATGCAAAGATCCATGACTATAGAAAGCATCATCACCTGACTCATGCTGCCTGTGCATACTACAACTCAGGGTTTCGTAAGGCATCCTGTATTGTAGTGGACTCCAATGGTTCTAAGACCAGCGAAGGACTTGAGATAGAATCTATATTCTCTGCACCTAATTTTACTACCACTCACAAGAGGATCTTTGGTCCGGATAGTATAGGTTGTGGTCGTCAGTTTGAGGAGACTGCTCTGGTCTATGGGTGGGATCACCGAGATGCTGGTAAAGTTATGGGTATGAGTGCATACAAGGATGAACCTGCATTCAGCACACAACTACAGTGGGAGCAACGATACGAAGAACTTTTGGAGATGCGGACATCAGACAATGTAGTAGTTTCTGGTGGGTGTTTTCTAAACTGTGTTGCCAATTACAAAATGAAGAAGAAGTTCCCTCATATAAATCTATATGTGGAACCCATTGCTCATGATGGAGGCACCGCTATTGGAGCAGCGTATCTAGCATACTATGAAACCAAAACTTGACATCTTAGATGTAAGTGCTTCAATAGGATGTAACTTGCAGTGTAAAGGTTGTAATCATTTCAGTAATTATTTTGCTCCTAGCAGTAGAATAGATACGGATCAATTACTCCAAGACATTGCTACAATACTTCCACGGTTAGATGTAAATCGGATCTCTATCATTGGTGGAGAACCGCTATTGAATCCCCGTTGCAAAGAGATCCTCGATGCATGTACAACACACTCTAATTCTCCTGTCTATCTCTACAGCAATGGTCTATTGCTCCTACAGAATGAAGCGTGGATCAAAGAAAGTTTAGAAAACCCACGGGTTTATCTAAGAATCAGTATCCATGTTGATCTAGTTGAAGATGTGATCAAGAAATTCAATCACCCTAAGGTGCTTGTAACTGAACATCACACTGGCAAGGACCGTTGGTTCAATTCAATCAGGAAGAGTGGTAGTAAGGTACATCCTTACAACCATGGCAAACCTGATAAGAGTTTCAAAGCATGTTCCTGTCCTAATACACAACTATACAATGGTAAGTTGTGGAAGTGTCCTAACACGGCATTCCTAAAAGAACTATTGTATGTGACTGAACAATCTGATGATAGAGATTGGCAAGAGTATCTCGTCGATGGACTACCAGTTGACTGCACTGACAATGAATTGACAAACTTCTGCAATAATAGTAAAATTCCAGAAAGCGTATGCAATATGTGTACTGCTAGACCACTCAAGTTCAGTGCCGCACTGCAAGAGAAAACCAAACGCAAGGCAATCAAAACCTAATGCCCATTTATCCTGTAAAAAATTTAGAAACTGGTGAGACAAAGGAATTGTCTATGACTGTCGCTGAGTATGATCAGTGGAAGAAAGACAATCCTGGTTGGGACAAAGACTGGTCTAAAGGCGTCGCATCAGCCGTTAGTGGGTGTGGCGATGTCTATAGCAGAACAGATGGTGGATGGAACGAAGTTCTGTCTAAAGTCGCACAAGTTCCCGGATCCAAAGTCAAACCCCAGAAAACCACACACGCCTAATGCCTGCACGTCGTAAGAAGATCATGTCATCAGTCGGCGCTGGAATGACAGCGAAACAGATGCGAAGAAAGAAACCCATCAACTCAGAGGCGATGGTTCCTATCGATGCAATCACTGACAATCAAAAGGTTGTCTTTGATGCATATAATGAGGGTAAAAACTTGTTTCTTTACGGTGCTGCTGGCACTGGCAAAACATTCATCACTCTTTATCTTGCTTTGCGTGAGGTATTGGATCCATTCACTCCTTACAATAAGGTGGTGCTGGTTCGCTCACTAGTTTCTACACGCGAGATTGGTTTCCTGCCAGGAGACCATGAAGATAAGTCTGCTCTTTACCAAATTCCTTATAAGAATATGGTAAAGTATATGTTTGAACTCCCTACTGACAATGAGTTTGAAATGCTTTGGGGTAACCTGAAGACACAAGAGTCCGTCACCTTCTGGTCCACTAGTTTTATCCGTGGCACTACACTTGACGACTCCATCATTATTGTGGACGAGTCTCAGAACTTGAACTTCCACGAACTCGATAGTATTATTACTAGGGTTGGTGAGAACTGTAAGATTATGTTCTGTGGTGACGTAGCACAAACTGATTTGGTCAAGACTAACGAGAAGAATGGGATCCTAGATTTCATGAAGATCGTTCAGCGCATGCCTGAGTTCGTACTAACTGAGTTTGGTATCAACGATATTGTTCGCTCTGGTCTGGTCAAGTCTTATCTTACAAGTAAAATTGAACTTGGTATGTAATGTTTCAGCATGTAGAATGTGATCTTCCGGCACTTGCCCGGAAGAATATTGAAGGGATTCGATTTTACACAGTCAATGATAGACCGATGGTGTCCATCACCTCGGTCACTTCTCACTACAACAAAGAAGTCTTTGTCAAGTGGAGGAAGAAAGTTGGTGAAGCGGAGGCAAACCGCATCACTAAACGTGCCACTAGTCGTGGCACAAAAACTCATACCTTGATCGAAACATTTCTCTTGAACAAAGAGGTTGAGTTCAAGGAACCTGGTCCTAAGATGTTGTTTCAGCAGGCAAAAAAGACCCTGCAAAACATAAATAATATATACGCTCTGGAAAAGAGCTTGTATAGTGAAGAACTTGGGGTCGCCGGAACGGTAGACTGTATTGCCGAATACACAGGTGAGAACGGCGAACCTGAGTTAGCGATCATTGATTTCAAGACAGCAGAAAAACCCAAACCAAGGGATTGGATTGAAAACTATTTCGTACAAGCATCTGCCTATGCCTGTATGTTCTATGAACGTACTGGTATTCCTGTAAAGAAACTTGTCATCATTATGACATGTCAGAACGGGGAGGTAGTAGTGTACGAAGAGTATGATAAAATGAGATATATGAAACTACTCATCCAATACATTCAAAAATTTGTCGAAGAAAAAATCAATGAGTTCCAAAACTGAAATGCGATCTATTTTGAAGCAAAAGTTCCTGTGTCAGGACAAATTTACCAATGACATTGAAAATCTGGTGAAGGATAACGCTGAGATGAATTACATCGAAGCAATTTGTCATTACTGTGAGACCAACAACATTGAGATCGAATCAGTATCAAAACTCATCACCAAACCTTTGAAAGAAAAACTCAAAGGGAATGCAACAAACCTAAATTACTTGAAGAGGACATCTAAAGCAAAGTTTTTTAGTATCTAATGCAACTCAAAGAGTGGACGCTTGCTAAAATGTGTAAACATCTTTCGGAAGAAAGATTGTTGGAGGTTAGTAAAAGTGTTGACTATGTGAGAGAGCAAAGAGGATTCTGGATCTCTAACTTCAAGCAGGTTACTCCTGAAGAGATAGCATCTCTGGAAGCGGAGAGACCTACCACAAGACTGCTGAGTATTCATGTTATCAACGGGTGCAATCTCGCCTGTCGTGCATGTAATCACAACAGCAGTCTTCTTGGTGTAAAGAGTGGTGTTGACATCGATGCGTTGATGGATGACATCAAATCTTTTCTACCAAAAGTATATGTCTGGAGTCATATTAGTATCATCGGTGGCGAACCTTTACTAGAACCCCGCACGAGAGAGGTCGTAAAGGTCACCAGAGAGGTCGCAGAAGCAAGTGGGCAGACCTGTAACATAAAACTGTTTAGCAACGGTTCACGCCTCTTACAGGAGAAGGAGTGGATTGTTGATGAAATGCTGAAGGGTGTGAACTTCCGAATAACCTTTCATAAACCTTGGTATACCCAGCAAGGGTCGGTAAACTGGGAGAACGCAGCAAAATTCATAAGATATTGTAAAGAACGTGGTGCTGACACAGAAAACCTGTTAGAATTTAGTGAGGCGTTCCGTCTGCTTGATGGAAAACCTAGACAGTGGTTTGATATTGTCAAGTATGATATCAAAGATGACCAGATCAAATACTATCCCTTTGAGGAGGGAGATCCTGAGGAAAGTTTCACTCATTGTACGTGCCCGAACAGTCAACTGTATAACGGTCACCTTTGGAAGTGTCCCATGATCTCCTACCTGAGAGAGTCCCTTGATGCAACCAATCAGATGGACGATCCAGAATGGCAGAAGTATTTGGCCTACAAACCCACTAGCATACACTCATCCCAAGAAGAGATTCAACAATCCTTTGATGAGGTAACAAAACCACATTGGATCTGTTCCATGTGTCCTCGCAACCCTGTATGGTTCACGGCAACTAAACAGTTGGATGCGAAATTGAAAAAGAACGTCGCTATGCATGATGAAGCAACCTATGACACCGTTTGATACTTACAAGGAGTATCTGGCGTACAAAAATCACTTCTCTAAGGAGAAGTATGATTACTTTAGGTATGCTGGTAAGTCTAGAGCAAGTCTTGACTCTTTCTACAAGAGGAAGGACAGATACTTTTTTGAGAAGACCTCAAGGAAGTATAAAGATGAGGACATCAGGAACTTCTTCCTTGCTAACTTCATCAGCACTGACAACCCATCAGGTATGTGGATTGGTAACATCATCCGTAGTGGTGAAGGTGTCTTCAAAGAATGGCAGCGCCGCCAACAAAGTTTGTTCTACAACTTCAAAGGTACGAACAAAAATATGATGGAGCAGTATGGTCTGCAAGTATTCCTTGAACCAAAGGATGGACACCCACCACTACTCAAAGAATATCTAGCAGGTAATCTTAGTATTGAAGAGGCAGTTATCTATGAACAACTGTTTGGATACTGCAAAGATTATGATAAGAAACTAGATGATCCTGTCTGGCATACTATCGGTATGAAAATTCGCAAGTACCTACCCTTCCTAAATATCGACAAGGAAAAATACAAGCACCAGGTAATCACCGAACTAAATGACCAGTTTTTTTGAGAGTGAAAATGTAATGCGTGAGATGACCACCATCTACGAATTACAAAAAGAATTGTACGGTGTGATCCAAAAGTTTCCCTACATGAGTCAAGATGCGAAGTGGGAGCACATCGAGACGTTGAAAGAGCTGTTAGAAAAGCAGCAGATTATGTGGACCAGGATGTCATTGTCGGATGATCCCGAGGCGATTGAAATGAAAGAAAAATTGATGGAAGCGTCGAAGGATATGGGATTTGGTAACGCAGACATGTCTACCATTTTCCGCAACATGCACAATGTTTTGGTTCAAATGCAAACCCAACTAAGAAAATGATCCATTATGGATCTCAATTCAGAGTATAATGATGAGTTTGAGAGTGATTGGTACGCCTCTTTCGGGTTGTCCATCGAAGAGATTCGATTATTACATGATCACATTTGCTATGCGATAAAAACTTGGCCTGGATCACCTGCTCGTCCGCCAGAGGAGCAGGAGTTTTTGCAGTTTCTAAAAATAAAACTGTCTGCCATGTTGATGCAGCATTCTTTCGACACGCTTGACACATAAACCTGGGGGAGTTAGAATGCACCTGTATCATATGTGGTATCTGATGCCTAAAGGTTTCAACAAACTGTCAAATCTCAAACCAACTACTCTAACAAAAGCAGATTGTAAACCACCTAAAACCGAAGGAATTTTGAACAACGCACATATCGCTCGCGACTCCAAGGGAAATGTTGTGAACCCACGTGAGCACCGAGCAATCGAAGATCGCAAGCGCATGAATGTGATCGCTTGCACTGGACTGCTGTTTGTACTCTTCGGTCAGATCTACATGGGATATGCTTTCAACAATATGTCTCGGAGCATTGACCGCATGATCGACTCCTCCTTGACAGGATCTAAATAGGACGCTATACTATGTGTCCGGTGACAATCCAAACAATCCACCGAATCTAACAAATCTTATGTCTTTCGCAGACCTCAAGAAGCAATCCAAACTTGGTAGTTTGACCTCCAAACTGACCAAAGAGATTGAAAAAATGAATACCACCGGTTCCAACAACGCAGATGATCGCTTGTGGAAACTGGAGTGTGACAAAGCAGGCAACGGTTATGCTGTTATCCGTTTCCTTCCTGCTCCCGAAGGGGAAGAACTTCCTTGGGCAAAGGTGTGGTCTCACGCTTTCCAAGGTCCTGGAGGTTGGTACATTGAGAACTCTCTGACCACTCTGGGTAAGAAAGATCCTGTCTCTGAATACAATCGCCTGCTGTGGAACAGTGGCACTGATTCTGACAAGGATCTTGCACGTAAGCAGAAGCGTAAACTCAGTTACACTGCTAACATCTACGTTGTCAAGGACCCTGCTAATCCTCACAACGAAGGCAAAGTCTTCCTGTATAAGTTTGGTAAGAAGATCTTTGACAAACTGACTGCTGCAATGCAACCTGAGTTTGAAGATGAGGAAGCAATTGATCCCTTTGACTTCTGGCAGGGTGCTCACTTCAAACTGAAAGCAAAGAACGTTGCAGGTTATCGTAACTACGATTCTTCTGAGTTCGCTGCACCTTCTCCTCTTCTGGAAGATGATGATGCACTGGAGGCACTGTGGAAGAAGCAGTATTCTCTGCAAGAGTTCACCAATCCAGACCAGTTCAAGTCTTATGATGAACTTGAGACTCGTCTCAACTCTGTGCTGAACAACTCACGTCCGAAGCGTGTGGATCCAGAGACCTTTGATGAGGAACAGGAGATCACCACGAAACCAGAACCTGAGTTGAAAGCAGCAGTTGCTGCCGCTCCTAGTGCTTCTGAAGACGACAGTGATGATGCTCTGTCTTACTTCCAACGTCTTGCTGACGCCTGATGCAGACATTCAGATTTTCTGAATTGATTGGAGTCTGGGAAGGGGATAAACTCCCCCTCCTGGACTCTTCTCTTAGTGAGATCTATAAGACTCGGGATGAGAAACCTGAATCTGATGGGTTTTCTAACGTAGATGGGTGGCAGAAACTGATGAATGGTCGAGACCAACTTCAGAACCTGAAGGTCTTGATCTATCAGAGAGCGTTAGAATATTGCAATATGCATGAGAAAGTCAATGCATTAGAGTTTACCTCATTCTTTGCAAATGTCAATGGTCCTGGTGCATCAAACTGTATGCATCATCATAATTTTGGAGAGATTAGTGGAGTATTCTGGTTGAAAGCCCCCAGGAAGTCGGGTGATTTGATTATCATGAACCCATATCCTCAGCAGCATTGGAATACATCAGTCAGACCTAAGACTGATCGGAATGCTCTTGTTCTGACTCCCAAGGCAAACCATGGGGTGTTTTTCAACAGTAACCTGGTTCATTATGTGGACGTGAATAGATCGGACAGGGACAGGGTATCTGTAGCATGTCATCTTCGTATCCTGGACTGAAAACGACTTTTTATTTACCGAAAAGGGCAAAAAAAACTCCGGGTATTTTTTGCCCCTATAGATTTTTATGGCATACAAAAACATTGTTATCATCGAGAAGAATATTGATGTAAAACCGTTTTTGGATGAAATAGACCCAAAACACTGGGATTGGGTGGCAACGCAAACTCAAAGAAAGATTGGTGGCGACAAAAACCCATATGGGTTCTTACCCCTTGTTTGGGCACAAGTCAAGAGAGGTGAAGATCCTCATGATGCCATGGGACAAGCAAAAACCCCATTATACGACTTATATCCAAAAGTGCATGAATTTTGGAAAAAGTACAATATTACTGAAACGGGCAGAGCAGCATTTTTCCGATTATTGCCCGGAGGCAATGTAGGAGAGCATATTGACCGAGGAGAGTATTATAAGAAAAAGGACAGATACCATTTGTCCCTACAGGGGACTTATTTGTATAAAGTCGGTGATGAGCAAATGTTAGTCCCACCGGGCACTTTTTTCTGGTTCAATAATAAATTACCCCACGCTGCAAAGAACGTAGGGCCTGTTGATAGATATTCTCTAGTTTGGGACGTTCCGCATAGTCCCAACAATCCTCAACATTTATCGAGGACTAGCAATACGTAAATTATCACCTTTCTTGAGTTTACGGTTGACAAATTGACTAGAATCAGTATATGTCAAAATTTCACGCATATCTTCTTTGATAACGCTGACATATTGTGGGAGAAGAGCAAAAATTTGACGTTTTTCATCATTTTTCTTCTCTTCATATTCTAAGTTCGATACAGACACACATCCAGTTTCTGTGTAGTTTATACCTTTCTCAGAGTATGTAAAAGTATGGTTTGCATCACACTCTAGACCAGCACTTTGAATTACGACATTTTCAGAGTTTCTGCGTTCAATAGTTTCGTAGTGATGAATATTGTTTAGATTTTCTGGACCACCATACTTATTGTCAAGGTAGCGTTTGAAATCATACCCATTCATGGGCCATTCATCCCTGACGTTGATAATGTTGTTGGACAGGAGAACAATCCAATCAAGATCTGGAGAACCGTATAAAGTGTTTGCTACGTTGTCGGGACGATCATCTCCCTCAATCACAAATTTTTTGAATGCGGTGAGACTTCCAAAAATATCATCACGAATTTTACCTCGTTTGAAGATATTTGTTGTCTCAACGTAGTCAAAACTAGATGTCCTGTTGTCTGAGAATGAAGGTAGTAAAACCTTGGGGAAATTTGTAAAGTAAGGCATTAGAATCCGATGTCCTCCTCAGTGATGTCATTCTCACCCATAAGTGGACCTTTGATACCAGAAGATGTACTCCTTCTGGCATCTTGAGCACCAAACAGTTGCTTGTTGTCTGGTCCATCTCCAGTGTAATCTTCACGGAATATAGGAGTCAACTCAGTAAATGACAAAATCATTTGAGATCTTACTGGTTGTGATCCTGCCTTAGAATCATGATATGATTGATAAACACCTTGATCAGTAAAGTTGATTGCACACTGCGTCAGTGCACATATTTTATGTATGGGAAGACCTCTAATTCTCTTGTCTCCATTGAAGTAAGAAACCCTGAAAACATCTGGAGATCCTAAGAAGAGAGCATCCTCAGGACCACTACCACCTGATCCTCCAACAGGAGTGGTTGCTTGGGGCAACATACCTTCTCTAAAGAATCGTTGAATTTTGCGAGCAGCACTCGCATCACTTTCCGAGTTGGGGGCAAAATCAAACCGGAAAGCAAAATTTCTCAACTTAGGACCAGCAAACAGTAGTTCTAAATTGGGATTCAATGTTTGTCCAGTTTCTCTAGTGATAAATTGTGCTGGATCAACATTGATATTTACTTGAGAAAGAGCAAATTTAGCGATAGCAGCAGATAATGCAGTTTGGGCATTTGCAGTACGCCCTGTTGCTTGTGCTAAAGCGTTGAGACCACCAACTCCTGTTGCGACAGCACTCAAAATAGTGGATAGAGCGTTGTTCGGTTTACTCAAACCTTCTTTGATTATTTTGTTTGCACCAAAAAATGCTGCTGCCTCAACCGGGTTTGCAGTGGCACCACCCCAGTCAACGCCATTACTAACGTTCAAATCATTTGGAATTGGTAGTTTGACAATACCAATAAATTTGGATAAATTGCTATTTCTTGTTAGTCCTGCTGATAGAACGTTATCGATCGGATTATTAGCACCACTCAATTGATCTTGTTGAGGTGGTTTATATGTAAACCTTTCAATTCTAATATAGTCGTTACCTTCTTTTATTGCACCATCTTCGCTGCTACTGTATAGAGCATCTACTGGGTATGAAAGGTTTACGATTTTATCATCTTTAGCTGATGGAATTGGCGTAGCGGGTGCATCTTCAGATTCAACTGTAGCGAGTTGAGCTGATGTCTGTGCTCTACTGCCGATTGGAATGGGGCTTGACCCCAGCAGTGAGTTTACGAGTTGATCTCCATATGGAGGGACTGCTGGATCCGACAAAGATCTTGCAAATCTTCTTAGATTTTCTATAGGTCTTCCTGATACATCTAATTGTAAGAGATGGCCTTGACCTACTTTATCTAATGCTTTTTTGAGTTCCGGTACTCTTTTACTCACATCTGCTGCTTCCGCCATGCTGTCAATGGCAGCAATATATCCATTCTTTGCAGAATTGGTCGCCATGACCTTTGTGAACTCTGCATCAGTTTTGCCTAAATTTTGACCAGTAGTGCTATTTTGCAGACTCAAGACCTGTGCAAAATTTGAATCTGCCATATCCGCAGATAGTAGCATTCGATATTCGTTGTTATCTACGGTAATTCTTTGCGCCCCATTGGTTGCAGTACATTTACTGGGGTAAATGCAACTAGGACGCTGTACAGGAACGTTTGAACTAGGATTTCGTATTGGATTGCGTGGTGCTGATGTTGTCATATTCTAATCCTTATAAAATCCTTTTCGATATACGGTGGAGGGACTAATATCAATCTCAATAGCACCAAGGTCTCTAACAAATTGCTCAGAGTCGAGTGCCACTGCTTTATTCCACTCTTGCATCGAAATTTGAAGAAATGGACTATTTACATATGATTTTAGGTATTTATGATAACCCCTGAGACGTGTAAAGTCACTGCCTGAATCAATATATCGTATCAACGACTCTCTACTTGCTGGTGGATGATAATGTAAGTTGATTCCGTAGAAAATATTTCTACCTTCTCTTGCCACCACATAGCACAGAGGATTTCTGTCGTAGTATGGTAGTTTCAAGGCAGTTTTTGCCGTATAGTGAAACAATGAAATAGATCCTGGGGCAGGTTCACTCACTAAAGTAGAATTTGGGAATTCATCTCTATATTCCAAGTTCCTTCTCCGTCATGACTTGAAATTCCCACTTTCGGTCAGCACAAAATTCTTCTGCTGCTTTCCATTTTGCTAAATTCTTGGCATATTCTAGAGATTCGTAGATGTGCTTCTTGGTTCTCCTTTTTGTGGTTGGAGGAGCACATTGTTTAGCAGGTTTTACTTCAATAACCTTCTCTACTATCTGACCATGCACATTTTTATATTTGATGTAGAAGTCTGGAAAATATCTGCGAACTTTTCTTGTGGTCGGATCAAAGTATGGGATATGAAATTCTTCAGATGCCCATTGTAGGATTGACTCCTTTCTGTCACAATATACCATAAACTTACGCTCCCACAATGAGCGATAGATTATGTTCCTAGAATCCCCTTTATACTTTTTGGGATTTGATGGTCTATAGCGACCTTGATAGGACATACATAGTATAACGACCATAGTATATTTAGATAGGGATGGCAAAGCCCAGCGGATTAGACAGAGCAATTTTGACGACCAATGATATTATCAGTGGTTCCTCAAAAAATGGAGCGTTGAATCCTGCGTTCAACAATCAATATGATGTCTCTATCAATTTTGGAGATGGTGAAGGTGGAGCGTTGTTGTCATATGTCAAAAAATATGATAGGAATGGACGAGGTGATCCTGGTCAATTCTTAGCAATGCATTGTTCTGAGGCATTGTTGCCAGGTTCTCAGATTCAAACTTCTAAAGTCGATGGACTCCGCCAAGGATTGTCTCAAGACTATGCAATGTATCGTAGATATCCAGATATCAACTTGACTTGGTATACAACCCAAGATTATTTTACTAATGATGTTTTCAATGCTTGGATGGAGTTTATTTCCCCTATTCAAATCGGAACAAAACCCAAAGCAGATAAGAAAAGTCGGCAAAGTGCAAGAAATGCTGGTCGTAGATTGCAATACCCCAACAGTTACAAGTGTGGTATGCAAATTACTTCTATGTCAAGGGATGGTGGTAATCAGTTTATTACTTACCATATTGAAAGAGCATTCCCAACCAATATTATCGCCGCTCCTCTTGCATATGGCAAGGCAGAACTAATCAAGACCACAGTAACTTTCAAATACGAAAATTACTTTATTGAAACTCGCGGAGTTGGAACTGTCAAAGAATCTCCTATTCCATCAACAGGGGAAGAAACACCTGGTGAAGAATCACCTGCCGAACGTCCTGGTCCCATTGATCTAGAGGTGATTCCTTTTGTATCAGATGCTCTACGAGATCCAGTAGGAACGATTGCAAACCTTGGATCGCGGTTTATAACTGGTCAAAATCTCTTCTAAATAAAGTTACTGAATTGAATAATTATGCCATTACCAAAGGTCGTAGCGCCTACTTTTGAAGTTACTCTGCTTTCCACCGGCAAACCAGTCAAATATCGTCCGTTTCTTGTCAAGGAAGAAAAAGCACTTTTGATTGCTCTAGAAAGTGGTAATCAAAAAGACATTATTTCTACAGTAAAGGAAGTTTTGAAAGCATGTGTACTCTCACGTGTCAAAATTGAAACTTTGCCTAGTTTTGATCTTGAATATTTGTTTTTGAATATTCGGGGCAAATCTGTTGGAGAGACTGTTGATCTGTTGATTACTTGTGATGATGATCCTGAGACTCAGGTTCCTTTGCAGATTCATATGTCAGACATTGGTCTTGATGTACCTGATAACCACACAGATAAAATTGATCTTGGTGGAGGAATCGGTATTCAACTAAAGTATCCTTCCATGAATGAGTTTATGGAACAGAACTTTACTGTTGATACCACAGAAAAAGCAAAGATTGATGATGCTTTCAAAGCAGTTGCAAAGTGTGTAGATACTATCTACACAGAAGACGAAGCGTGGACATCATCAGATTGTACCCAGTCTGAAATTGTCAAGTTTATTGAGCAACTTAGTTCTCAGCAATTCAAAAAAATTGAAGAGTATTTTGAGACAATGCCTCGTTTGAAATATGAGGGTAGTGTCAAAAATCCTAACACAGGAGTAGAAACTAAAGTTGTTATTGAGGGTATGGCAAATTTTTTCGGATAATGATGTACCATACGACGATTGATGCACACATGGAAGTAAACTTTGCATTGTTGCAACATCATCATTGGTCGCTAAGTGATATTGAAAGTCTTATACCATGGGAACGAGAGGTATATGTAAAATACCTGTCAAACTTCTTAGAAAAGCAAAAGTTAGAGATACAAAACGCTAATGGATAGCAACACCGTCACAGCAGTAACACCCTTACTTGCTCCTATACAGAGCGAGGTAAGTCGTGCACAAGAAACTGCTGACTCGGTTGTTGATAATCAGACTAAAGTAACTAGAAGACTTGGTAGCATTCTCCTGGATATGGAGAGAATGGATGCCAGCATGAAAGCTACCCGTAGGGAACTTCAGAAAGATATTAGACTAAGACGAAGAGAACTGAATAGAGAAGATAAAATTATCAAAAAAGACCAAAAAAACCTAGAACTACTGAAGACTAGTTTCTTTGGTATCAGGGATTTTATTGGCAAGGTATCATTTGTTTCTGCACTCGCCAACCTTGCAAAGGGTGACTTTGGTAATGCTGCTGTTGATGCTGGCACTGCCGCACTTTCTTATCTCCCAGAGATAGCAGGAGGGGTTGCCACTATACTCGGCATCAGGGCGGTTTCTGGTGGTAACAGAGGTGGAGGAAGGGTACCACAAGGTGGTGTAAGAGCAGGAGGAGGAATTCCTCGTGGAGGTAGAATGGGTGGAGGAGGACGTGCCGGTGGTATCATGGCACTACTTGCTCTAGGAGCAATGGCACTTGGTTCCATGTCCGGTGGACAGCAACCAGCTGATCAAAGACGTGGGCAACTCTTGAGAGAAGGAATTGCGGGCGAGAATATTATCAATAAAGGTGATGTTGACAGATTTGGATCAATATCTAGAAGATTCAGTAGAGCTTTAGATAGACTTGCTGGATTGACGTTGGGTGAAGATAAAACAGATGAATCTTCCAAGAAAGGAGAAGTAGTAGACGGTGAAGGGGAAGATAAATCTACCAAGAAAGGAGAAAGAAATCCTTATCAGGATCCAGAAGGAACCAGAGTAACTGGTGATGCTGATCAAACCAAAGCGTTCAGGTCTGGATTGCTTACTGGACCTGAGGAAGCTATTGGTATGTCACCTACCCCTGATGGTAGAAATTCATATCATGTGGATACGAAATTCAATAAAGATCTTCCGATGGAAGATGTTGTCAAAATGATGGATCAACTTGCAGCAGGATATGAAGAGCAAGGTAGAACAGTGGAGATGTCAAATAGGGCAGTAGCAGGTAGAAGATATACTACTGATATGACTTATGATGAGAAAGTAAAACTACTAAATGATAGTTTTGCTGCTCACTCACATAGTTCACACAGTGACTTCAATAGTATTGATTACTATATCAATAAAGCAAATGAGGATCGTTTTGGTGACAGTGCTGAAAATGCTGAAATATTGGTGCCAACTTTAGGAGGAAGTTCCTTAGTATATAATGAGAGTTCAAATTATGGTGCATCTGTTCAAACTAGAGATGCTAGTGGTAGGATACTTACTAAAACTGGACATGGTGATGATAGAAAGTTCGACATGCCATTGGGCGGTCTTGTTTTTGATATTTCTCCTACACCAGTAGAACCTCGTTCGCAGCAAGTCGATGCTGTTCTACCGGAGAATTATTCACCTGCTAATATTGAACCTCCAGCATTAGAGACTGAAGAAACTTCAACAGAAGAGAATTTGCAATCATCATTGCCAATTCTTCCAAGTACGGATGTGGCATCTGCAATTCCTCCACCAGTACCCGTTCAAGGTGCTGCTGCTCCCCCAAGTAATACATCAGTAAGAGTAGAGGCAGTTTCTTTTAGTGGTACTGGTAATGCTATCGCGAATTTGAATCTTCTGTCTAATTACAATTCCCCATCTTTGTTGGTAACGTAATATGCAGAATATTGTAGCAGTATCTCAACTAATAATTCGCCGCAATCAAGTTGTTCACCAAGGTGAGCAGAGGAATCTTGCAGCGAGAGAAAAACTTTCTAAAAAAAGAGAAGAAGTTTATAAGAGTTTTAGGAGAGACCTAAAAAAAGCACAGGAAGATCAGAAGAATCCATTTTCTCCTGGTTCTTTATTAGGCACTCTTGGACTGGGTGCTGCGGGTGCTGGTCTTCTTCGTAAAATTAGGGGTGGTCCTGGTGGTCGTCCTGGTCGCGGTGGTCGTCCTGGTCGCGGTGGTGGTAGAGTAAAACCTGGAAACAGAATTGTTCCTGGACCTAGGAGCAGAGTTCCTGGTAGGGGTGGTTTGCGTGGTGGTCTGCGAATGGGCAGATTCAACGCTGTTGCCACTACAGCATTGACTGGTGTTGATTATGGAATGAGACTGTCAGAGGGTCAGACACAAACACAGGCAGTTAGTGGTGCACTTAGCACAACAGCAGGTGGTTTGGCAGGTATGGCTGCTGGTGCCAAAGGTGGTGCTTTACTTGGCGGATCTATTGGTGCACTTTTTGGTGGAGTGGGTGCTGTTCCTGGTGCTGCTATTGGTGGTGTTCTGGGTGGTCTGCTTGGTAGTTTTACTGGAGCAAGTCTAGGTGCCAACATTTCAGATAGTCTTACTGGTGTCGGGCAGAGTGCAGATAAACGTAGACAATTAGAGATTCAAAAAGCTAGACTATCTGGACCCACTAAAATGAAAGGGTCAAATGATGAGTATGATGAAGCGATTACTAAGTTAGAAAATCTTCTGTTTGGAGAAGATGATGGGATTGGTGATGTTACTGGTCTTCCCCTAATCTTCATCGGATTAGAAGCGGAAAAACCTAAAGGAGACCCCCCTGCGGATCCCAGTGGACAGACTGCATCAAAACCAACACCTGAGAGACCACCTTCTTTTCAGGAGAAGTTAGCAGCAATACAAAGGAAAGCAATTCCGGCAGAAGTTGGGAATTTTATTCCTGACATGAGAAAAGCATTTGTTGATAGTGGTGGGGAGACTCAAACGGTAGATACTCCTTATGGTCGGTTGATTATGTCCCGGCGTCCGGGAATATTTGATCCCAATAGGTCTCTTCCTAGGTTTCGATTTATTTCTAATGAAGAAACTGCACTTCGTAGGGAATATACACAGAAGACCCTTGATAATCCATTCATAGGTGGTTTCCTTGTCGCACAAGACGTACTCAATCAGTTACCTATTACTGGTAGTATGATTCGAGGGATGACTCGACCAAGAGGTAATGTCAGAGGAAATACGTCTGTCAACACCAGAACAATTGATCCTAAAGTAAAACCACAACCATTCAAAGTGCCAGATCCCGCAACTCAGCGGACCCTGGACACAATTTTTGGTAAACCGAAAAGAGCGCCAAAAACAATTCCCCAACGACCTCAAGTTCCTGATAGATCTGCTGATAGTGGAATAGATGATCTTTTCAGAGCGATGGATGCTGCACCGATGGGTAAACGGGAAGCATTGGGAAATATGTTCAGTAGATTCCGAGGCAGACTTGATGCAATGAGAGATGCATTCCGTGACAAAGGACGGGGAGTTGATAATATCAGAGCTGAAAGAGGTGCGGATCAAATAAGAAGGGAGATTCAAGGACCCCTTTCTCAACGTAGGGCAGACGAAGCACAACAGTCTGGAGGTGGGTTGATGAGAAACTTCTTAGATCGCATCAATCCTTTTTCAAAGTCTAGATCTGGTGGTGGTAATGATTTGAATGGTATACTTGCACCATTATTTTTGTTGCCAGAACTGCTATTCAAACCCCAAGACATGGTAGATCAAGGTGGAGAACAGAATCAGGCATCTGAATCATCTGACGATCCAGTAACTCTTCCCTTTGGTTCTACCAATAAATATGGAATAGATACCTATTCTTATCTGGACATTCTAAAATAATGAAGAATAGGAACAAGCGTTGGTCTAAAGATTTTATCATCAAGAAACTGAACGTTGTTACGGACGATGGAGCTAGGTCTCTTCAGTCTTTGGTGGGACAATCTCTATCAATCAGATATGAGGAGAGTGCAGGTAGCACTCTGACAGTATCTTTTGTGTTTGCTGATGCAATAGGATTCCGAGCGTCAGCACCCCTCCGTAGTGGTCAAGAGGTAGAGCTTGTTGTTGACCACCCCAGTATTGATGAACCATTTGAGTTTACTAAGAGTAAAAATAATGAACTGATAATCAGTAATATAATTTCTGCATTCTCTGATGCGAAAAGAGAAATATTTGGTTTTGAATGTGTTACTCAAACTACACTGAGTAATCAGACAACACGTGTCTTCAAGAAATATAAAGGTAAAATTTCTGATAGTGTCGAAAAAATCCTCAAAGAAGTTTTGGAGGTAAAAAGCGATCGAATTGACATTGTAGATGAAAGTTCAAATACCTATGATTTCATGGGTAATTACATGAGACCTCTTGATTGTATCAGTAGGTTATCTGCAAAGACTGTTGGAGATGTTGAAGGAAAAATTTCTCCTGAAAAAGGTAGTGCTGGTTATTTCTTAGCAGAGACTGAACGCAGTGGATATAGGTTTTTCTCGGTTGACAAAGCACTCAAGAGAGAAGTAGAGGAGAAGTATATAAAGGCAGCTGCTAAGTCTGCTACTGAAGTCAATAATTTTTCCCTGGTTGGACCGCCTGAGTTCGTAACAAGTCATGATATCATCAAAAAACTCATGGAGGGACAATACAAATCGGCAAACTGGTACTATAATATACTTGACCGAACCCCACACTTCGTAGAGTACAGTTACAAAGATAGTAAACTGCCTAGTGCAAACGAAGATCAGTATGTTCCAAACAAAATTGATGAGAAGTTTTCTAGGATATATACAACTGCTCTGGACGTGGGGGCAATGTCAGACACTCCTGACCTGAAAACTATAGCAGAAACTGTGTCTTGGAGACAAGCACATGCATCTGCTAGGTATCAGTCTTTGATGTCTGAATTTGTAAAGGTTACAATACCTTTGAATCTTAGTATTCAAGTTGGGAGCATGTTGAACTTCAAGTTCCCGAACCTAAATACTGAGAAGAATAAGGAAGGTGTAAACCCGTCCTCTGGTAACTACATGGTATTCTCACTCGCACACGAGATGGGTGGACCACAAGGTGCTTTTACTGGACTTTACATTGTTAGAGATTCATTCGCATTCTATTCTAATGAGTAACGCATTCATTGACAAAGACGGTAAAGAGCACGTCAATCATGGCATGCTGGAATATTCCGAAGAAGACCTCAAGATGCATGGTTTTATGGACAAGCATGAAGGGGAAGATGATGATGGATGGAAGCAACGCCATTCAGACAAAGTTCTTGAAGAATATTGTGACAATCATCCAGATGCCCTGGAATGTCGTGTGTATGACGAGTAATGCTTGAGAATAAACTGATTGAATCCAAAAGACTTGGACGCGATGGTTTCCATTGGTTTGTCGGGCAGGTAACTACAGATCCTGCCTGGCGTTCATTTCCTGAGGATAAACAATCTAGGAAATTTGGTTATCGTACTAAAGTAAGAATTCTTGGGAAGCATCCTGCATCAAATGATGTAAAGGATGAAGAACTTCCATGGGCACATATCCTTGTTCCACCTACCTCAGGTGCCGGTGTAAACTATGCTGGTGTAAGTAATTTCTTACAAGGTGGAGAAACTGTTTTTGGTTTCTTCCTTGATGGGGAAGATGGTCAACAACCAGTGGTTATGGGTGCTTTATATCAGCACTCTTTTATCAAGGATGTGAAGGATTGGGACGATGTTCTTTCCGAAGGTACTTCTGGATTCTCACCAATTACAGTTGATCCGTCTCTTACAAAAGGTGGATCAGAGTCTGAGTTGGGTTCAACATCTAAACCAACTGGTGCTGCTGAACCTTTGCGGGCAGGTGGAATTCCAACTAATGATGAAGAACTTCCTATTGAACCTAAAGGTGAACCTAATCCAGAAGGGGATGAGCAACTAGGTGAAAGTGTTTCTCGATATATTGCTGATCAACCGGTTGAAATTCGTAGACCTGTAAAGTGCGACGTTCCTAAGTCTGCCATGGGTGATGTCGCAAAGGCATTGGCGACCTTTGTTGATGTTGTTGGTGGGTTGGAGCAAACCGCAACCGGGTGGATTGACAAGAACCTGAATAAACCTTTCAACATCGAGAATCTGATTGATGATACATCTCTCAGAATGGCAGGTAACTTCTCCGGACTTGTTCGGAGAGCACGTGCAGATCTATTCAAAGAGATTGATGAGAAGGTAGGTAATGTTCTAACTTTCTTGGAACCTGATAACCTAATCAAGAAGTTAGAACTGAAGAAGCAGAAAGATATTATCTATTGTTTGATGGAGAATGTCATCAACGGTCTGAGAGACATGATTGGTGGATTCATGAAAGGGTTGTTGGGTAATCTTATCAACGTACCACTTTGTGCTGCTGAGCAGTTGATTGGTTCATTGATGAGCAGTATCACTAATAAGATTCAGGGTCTTATTGGTCCTGCGATGGCAGCACTGAATGGTCTGATTGGTGGGATTTCTATCCCTGATTTTAGCAGCATCATGAACAAGGCAACCGGTGCAGCACAAACTGCTCTGAAACTGCTGTCTTGCGAAGGTTCTGAGTGTGAACCTCAACCCTTTGATTTCAATATCAATATTGGACCAGAAGCGAAGAAGATTCTTGATTTTGATAGAACTAAAGCAATCAGTGGTCTTCTGTCTAACATTGGTATCGATGGTGTTGATGATATTGCTGATGCGCCGACAAACTTGCTGAAGAATGCGTTCCCATTCTTGGGAGACCTTGGTAAGGAGGCGACTAAGTTCAATACATTGAAGGGAACTACTGAGCAACTGGCAGCACTTGGTGGTAGCACCGCTAGTATTGTTGGTGGTGTTTCAAGTGTTGTCGATGGTATTACTGAAGTTACTGGTAATTGTAAAACTAACGTCCTAGAATGTGGACCACCAAGCATTGAGTTCTTTGGTGGTGGTGGACTTGGAGCAGTTGCTAAAGCAGTCGTCAGTTCTACTGGTAAGGTTATTGGTGCTTCAATGGAAGACTTTGGTCTTGGTTTTGATAGTGCACCTGCTGTCAGTATTGTTGACAAATGTAGGAATGGTAAGGGAGCAACTGGTATCGCTATCATGGATGGCGACAAGGTTGTCAATGTTGTGATTACTAATCCTGGTGATGGTTATCTCCCTGGAGGAACCTTAGATGTAAGTGAGGAAATTGCCAATGAATCTGAGGGTAACCAAGTTATTGGTGAAATCGATGGTATTGTAGTCCTCAATACTGGAAATAATTACCAGGAGGGTGATATTATTGAAACATCTAATGGTGGTGTATTGACACCAGTTATTGAAAATGGTAGAATTGTTGGGGCAACAGGTAAAGCTGACCTTGGATTGTCTGAACCTCCTTCACTGAGAATCAAAACAAAGACTGGTTTCGGTGCATTTATCAAACCAATCACCAAGTTCACACCTTACAAAGAGTATACAGATCCTATCATTCCTAGCGCAAAACTTATCACTGTTATTGATTGTCCTAAAGGGTACTAATGTCAAAAATCCCACCATATATTGTAAATCATCCTGAGGATGGTTCATTTAGAATCGGCAAGGAAGAGGAAGGAAAAGCAGTTCGCCGATCCCAGATCGCTTGCGCTGCTGGATCTGCTGCATCTTTGCGAATCTTTGAAGATGGTGGATGGGAACTCCGTGCCACTGAAAATGACAAGGGTTCTAACCTCATCCAAAAAGGTGCGGGTCCGATCAATATCAAGTCTGAGGGTGACATCAATATTGATTGTAAGGGAACCTTCAATGTGATAGCAAAAGACATCATCATGAAGGCGACGGATCCCAGCACGGGTGACATCTACTTACATGCAGAACATGATGTTCACTTTGAAGGAAAGAACTTCACTAAGTTGATAGGACATAACGTAACTATCAATGCTGCGGACAAATTGCTGTCTAACTCAAAAGGATTCAACATCATTATTGGGGACATGGTTCGCATCCATGAACCACAATCTAAACTCATCCCGCCCGCCTTGGGCGATTACATCAACTCTCTTGTAGAATAATGGCAGGAATTAGGGACATTGAGACTGGTAAAGTCTATATTGGTAGAGAACAACCAGCAAAACTTGACACCGCTAAAGAGACTTTAGATGGTGATAAACCCTTCAATGGTACACTAGTTGCTACGGGACCTGTCATTGCAGGTAAGCACAGTGGATTTGCTAAGGCAACTGTCAACATTGGCACGGACATTGATAAGTTCAAGTCTGGTGTCAAAGGCAGGGCACTGCAAGTTGATGGTGACGTTGAGGTTATTGGGGAAGAGGCAGTAAATGCTGTTTATATTGATGGAGATGTGTATGTCACTGGTAAAGTTGACTGCCTGAACAAGGGTAGACTCGCTAGTAGATTTGCTACAGCAGATGCTTTGGGTAAATCATTCGACATCCAGCACCCTACAAAGGAAGGACATCGACTGCGCTATGCATGTATTGAGGGACCGGAAGTCGCTGTGTATCACCGTGGCAGACTGACTGGTACCAATGAGATTACTTTGCCTGAATACTGGGTAAACCTGGTGTATGAGGACAGTATCACTGTGTCTCTTACTGCTATTGGAGCACAACAGGACATCATTGTCAAGGAGTTTGACAACACCAAGATTGTGTTGAAGCATGTTGGCGGAAACGCTTCAGGTGCTGACATCGACTGTTTCTACCATGTGTATGGTGAGAGGAAGGACATCAACCCTCTTATCACTGACTATGAAGGCAAAACTTGGGAAGACTATCCTGACCCCAACGTATTCATGGCACCAGATGATGAAGAACGTAACATTCTAGACGAGCGATATCGAGGTCCTCGTAACACTATTACCAAGTAACGTGCTATAATACATAGTACACGGAGTCTTTATTATGAACAAAGTTGAATTTCGCGGCACAGTGACCGTTGATGGGATTATTGATCTCCCTGAAGACTGGAGCGGTAAGATTGACGTAGACACTATTCACGTTCAACTCACCCCCAGAACTGTTTTCCAAGAACTGTTTGTGCATGCCATGCCTTACGGTAAGTCTGTCGTAATCCGCAATAGCGGTGGTGGCGTCATAAACGCTTACTTTACTGTCACAGCAGACTTGCTCTGAGACGCCTGGTAGGGTATAATGGTTTCAATCGCATCCAACACATGACTTTCGACATCGACACCTGGACAGATGATCAGCACGTCACCAAAGTCGAGATCAACATTCCTGGACGGTACTTTACCATTTACGGTTCTGCCGGAGGAGTTCAAGAACTTGAATGCGATACTGTAGATCAGTTCATGAGCGTCTGGACACTGACTAATACTGCACTCCAACTTGACGAAGAAATTGAACTAGTTTATTCCTGATGCCAGAAGAGGACAAAAGAGCAGAAGAACCTAAACCTCCGGAACCTCCTGAGGAAGACACCGATATTTGGGATCTCATTTACCGAAAACATAATAATGACGGTCCCTAAATAGTCTGAAGGAATGGTGTCTGGAATAGGTAATGCCCCTAAGTAGACTTGAAAATTTCCTGAAGAACATTCAGGGTAATGTTATATACGTCAATCCAGAAGAACTGGATGCAACAGATGACGTAAGTAATACTGGCAACTCACGGACTCGCCCGTTTAGGACGATCCAAAGAGCATTGCTAGAATCTGCTAGGTTCTCGTTCCAGCTTGGAAAGGATAACGATAAGTTTGATAAGACAACTATTGTCGTATCACCTGGTGTACACTATATTGATAACCGTCCTGGTTACCAGATCGACACCTCTGGTAGCACCACCAATGTGAGTGGCGGTAGTGTTAGTATCAACGAATTTTCCGTTGGTTCTAACTTCAATATCCAGAGTTCCGACAACGTTCTTTATCAGTTCAACTCGATTCATGGTGGTGTCATCATGCCTCGGGGCACGTCTATCGTGGGTTCAGACCTGCGTAAGACTAAGATTAGACCGAAATACGTACCAGATCCTGCTAACAATAGCATCCCTGCTACTGCTCTGTTCCGAGTAACTGGTGGTTGCTACTTCCGAGAGTTCACCCTGTTTGATGGTGACCCGGCAGATAGGATCTTCAAAGATTATACAACAAACGTATATACTCCAAACTTCTCCCACCACAAACTCACTTGCTTTGAGTATGCTGATGGTGCGAACCTGGTAGATGGTAAGGGTCTTACCGACCTGGACATGTACTATGCCAAGTTGAGTCTGGCATATGGTAACAATAGTGGTCGGGCAATCCCATCATATCCGACTAACAGTGACTTTGAGAAAGTCATTGATGAATCTCGTATTGTTGGTGCTATCTCTCAGGTTGGTGCTATTGAGATTGCTGACATCTATTCTGGTGTCAATCCTTCTTCTGCGACTGCAACCACTGTAGTTTCTGTGGTTACCAGTGACAGTCATGGTCTCTCTGTAGGTACTCCTATCAGTATTGTTGGTGTTGCTGGCAATAGCAATGTCAATGGCACCGAGTACGATGGTGTCCATATTGTGTCTCAGGTTCTGAGTGACACTCTGTTTACCTACAGTGTTACCACTGCACCTGCTACCACTGCTACACCTAACCTTAGTGGGTTGTCTCCTACGGTCACCGTTGAGAGTGACACTGTAACAAGTGCCTCCCCATACATTTTCAACTGCTCTGTGCGGTCGGTGTTTGGTGTCAATGGTCTCCATGCTGATGGTGCCAAGGCAACTGGATTCAAATCTATGGTGCTTGCCCAGTTTACTGGGGTTTCCTTGAACAAGGATGATAATGCATTTGTAAAATACAATCCCACAACTGGCACATACCAAGATCAGTCAGCACTGGGTTCTAGTACTCTGCTGCACACAGACGGTTTAGCACGGCATAAACCAACCTACGAAAGTTTCCACATCAAGGCGTCTAACAGCGCACAACTTCAGTTGGTGTCTACCTTTGCGGTGGGTTGCGGTGTTCACTTTATTTGTGACTCAGGTTCTGACGCATCAATTACTAACTCTAACTCTAACTTCGGGGCACAAGCTCTGAAGGCAGATGGTTTCAAACAGAACGCTTTCAATAAGGACGACAAAGGTTATATTACTGGTATTCTCCCTGCACAGCGAGACTTTACCCAAGAGACCAGCAGCAACTGGTTGAAACTGGATGTTGATAAAACTGCTGCTGCCAGTGATACCAAACTATATCTGAGAGACTACAATCAGCGGGATAGCATTCCTCCAGCAACCACTGGTGTATACACCGTTGGACAGAGAGTTGGTGAACTGTTGAAGGTCAACATCGATGGCACTGTCCGCACCGCTGAGGTGTTGATGACTGTGCTGACTGGTGCTGGACCTTCTGGTAAGAAAGTGCACCGGGTTGGTACCAATGCAGGTATCAGTAGCATCACCAGCAATATCATCACCCTGCAAGAGAACCACACATTCATCCCTGGAGAGAGTGTAAGATTCTTCTCTGATAATGGTTCTCTTCCTGATGGTATTGATTATGATACTGATTACTATGTTATTACAAATTCTCTAGCAAACGATCAGATCCGGATCGCCACAACTCCTGAGAATGCTGCTGCAAACAACCCCATCACAGGTATCAACAACCTGGGTGGTGGTCTCACTGTTACTTCTGAAGTTCGCTATAAGACACCTGGAGAACCTGGACATCCTATCCAGTATGATAGCAATGGTTGGTATATCACTGTCAAGACTGGCAACAACCTCCATGCCGCTATTGTAGCAAACCAGACGGCAATCACGCCTGAGACTACTCGGTCTTATATTGAGAGAAAGCGTGATGGTCGTAAGGACATCCAAAAAATCTATCAACTGCGCTATGTTCTGCCTGATGGTAGTGCTACTGCTGGACCTCCACAAAATGGTTACTCTTTAGAAGATACTAGCAGTGTTATTGATGATGATAAATTCAAGAATGATAACACTGACCTGACTAGTGACATTGATCTGCGTCAAGGAACTAGCATCATTGACGCCTCCTGGTCTTCTAATGTTGGTGTTATCACCTCTAAGTTCTCCCACAACCTGCGTCGTGGACAGATCATTGAGATCAACCGTCTGCAATCTACTAACAATACTGACGGAACAGATAACTCTGGTTTCAACGGTCTGTTTGAAGTTCTTCAGATTGATGACAAGAAAACCTTTAGAGTTGGACTGAACACCAACCCCGGTGGCATTAGTACGATTACCACAGGAACTCCATACACTCGCCATGATGAGAGTGTTGTTGGATCTGGTCGTACTTTCTCACCTTACTTTGTTCGTAAGGACTATGGTAATGCATATCAGGTGTTCAACCACCAGACGGTACAAGAGTATAAGTCTGGTGTTCAGGATGGCATTTACAACCTGACGATGCTTGAGTATGGTAACATCCCTGAGGTGTCACCATATGACATTGGTAAAAATAGGTTTGCCCAGAACATCAATGACTTGCGTCCTGACATTGACGTTGACAACCCTGTAGACGATCCAGAACCTACAGTATCTTATGCTGTGCGTGATGACATCGGATTTGTTCAGTCTAACGACCGTGCTAACAGCATCACTCGCGAGTCAACTCTAGCAATTATTGAAGACACTGGTATTGGTATTGGTGTCACTGAAGCAACTGTCTCTGGTACTGACATCAGTGCTAACTTTGCAGTTGAGCACGGTTTCAACAGCATCAAGACTGTAGGAAGTCTTACTGGTGGTAGCAACCTGGGTACCGGTGGTGGTAACGCTGAGTTCTACTTCAGTGTCAACCTTGAGGGTGGTACTGGTAAAGGTGCAACTGCTGATGTTACTGTTGCTGCTGCCGGTGTTATCTCCTCGCTCGATGTTGTTGACTTTGGTTCTGGATACAGTGTCAACGATGTTCTGACAGTCAAAGGTGTTCCTTTCTCTGCATCTGGAACTGATGCAACTGTTACAGTCACTGAGATTGATAACAACGTTGGTGATGTTATTCAGGTGGTCGGTGTTACTAGCACTGCGTACAATGGTCTGCAAAGAATTACCAATGTAACGGATCCTAAGATCCTGATGTATGAAGGCACTGTGTCTGCTGCATCCACTGGTGGTTTTGTTTACCACGTGGGTATTGCCACTGCGGTCTCCAACATTGTCCACGATTCTTCTAGCGGAATCGCAACAATCACGATGAACCGTGACATCGGTCTGCGTCGTGGTGATGAGATTGTTATCAGTGGTGCTAACAGTGTCTACAATGGTCAGTTTGCTGTCCTGGATCGCATCGGTTATGGTTCTTCTCTGACAGTTTCTATCCCGTCAGCGACATCACCTAACTTCAACGGTCCTAACTGTATTGCACACAGTGCTGGTATCAGCAACCGTTCTAAGGGACAAACGATCTCCATCTATGGTGGTGTAACGACTGAGATTAGTTCTGGTCTTACAACTAGTTCCACTAGTATTACTCTGCAAGATAACAATAAGATCCGTCGCGGCGATTATCTTCAGATTGAGAATGAGATTGTTCGTATCTCAAACAACGCGAAGAATGGAATCATCCGTGGTTGCTTGGGCACCAACCCAGAAGCACACAACCAGTATTCTGCCGCTGTCAAGATCAAAGTTCTGCCTGTTGAGCAGCGTCGTCACAGTGTGATCCGTGCTTCTGGACACACCTTTGAGTATGTTGGTTACGGACCTGGTAACTATAGCACTGCCTTGCCCCAGACGCAAGATCGTGTCCTGGATGATAAGCAGCAACTGCTTGCCCAGTCTGTATCTTCTCGCGGTGGTAGTGTTGTTTACTCCGGCATGAATGACCGGGGCGAATACTTCATCGGTCGTAAGAAGATTGATGCTCTGACTGGTGAAGAGAAGTTCACTATCAATGCTTTTGATACCACTCTGGCAACGGAGATTCCTCCTGCGGTTGACTTCAATGACCTGACTGTCAAGCAAAACTTCTACAGTCTTGGCAATAGTTCTTTGGTTGACATCCAACTGAAGGGTAATCGTAGTGGTGATGTTGGTACCAGCGTATTTGTTGGTATCAATGGTAGCAATCAAACTGCTCCCACATCCAGCACGGATCAGATCATTCTGAACACCACATTTGAGAAGGGAGGATACATCGGTTGGGTTCGTACCACTGATTCTTCTCAACCTTGGAAGCGATTTGGTCCTATCACTGTTGATCAAACAGATCATTTCGCCTTCGACAAACTTGCCCTGGGTGCTGCATCTGCTGGTTCTAACACACTCGCAGTCACTGGTGACAGTGCACTGACTGGTGATTTGTCTGTTAGTGCTGACTTCACATCGAATACTGCTGTTGTTGGTAGTGCAAAGGTCAGCGATCTGACGACATCTCGCGTTGTTATTGTTGGTGCATCTGGAGAACTGGAAGACAATAGTGGTCTTACATTCAGTGGTAACACTCTGACTGCTAATACTCTTTCTGTTACCAATAATGCTACTGTGGGCGGTACATGTACTGCTGACACCTTCTCTGGTAATGGTATTACTCCTATTGGTGGTATTATCATGTGGAGTGGAGGTAGTGTTCCTTCCGGATGGGCACTCTGTGATGGTAACAACAATACTCCTAACCTGAAGGATCGATTTGTGTTGTCTTCGGGTGACACATACGCCGCTGGTACAACTGGTGGTAGTGCTAATGCTGTGGTTGTTCAACACGATCACACCGCAACATCGACCTCTACATCTACAGTTACTGATCCAGAGCACAACCACATCTTCCCCGGAGATGACCAACTCGGCGGTGCTGCTAACAGTAATACTTGGCCAAATAGGTCTGCTGGTCAATTCACATATGACGCCGATAGTGACTTTGATGAGACTGATGCACAATACTATCGCACCACTGACGAAAGCACTGGTGTCACAGTTGCCACTACTACGAGTACTGCGATTGCTAATGAAGGTGTAAGTGGCACTGGTGCAAACATGCCCCCATATTATGTTCTCGCTTTCATTATGCGTATTGCTTGATAAATAACCTTATACAGGAGTCTTGTTGTAAATGGCAGCGGTAAACAAGAAATTTGGCATTGAGAAGGGACTTGAGGTTGGAGACGACGCACTAGTTGTTGATGCTGATAATAACCGTACGGGTATTGGTAAAACCAATCCCGCTTACGGTTTAGATGTTCAACCTACAGCAAACTTCGATGGTATTGTTGCCGCTGGTCAAGTTGGCATCGGTTCAACTCAACCTGGTAAGGATGTTGATTTCAATAAAGATGTAATCGTACGAAAACGATTATATGATAGTAATGAAAGTGCTGGTAATAACGGTCAAGCACTGATTAGTGTGGGAACTGCTGTATCTTGGACTGATCTCGCTGAGATTGAGACAGATGCTGCTGGCAACGTTTATGATGTACAGTATAAGAAAGCGAACGGTAAGTTTGGTGGTTCCCCGAAACTTACCTACCGAGAGGATAATCAGCGGGTCGGTATTGGTAGCACGCAACCAGAGTATGCGTTAGACATCACTCTGGAGACTCGCGCCAGTGGTGTGTGGCGTGACTCTAACAGCACTGTTGGTGCTGCTGCTTCTGTCCTTGCAGCAACCTCTTCTGGCAAACTACAATGGGTTGGCGCTGGTGCTTCCACCCTGAACGTATTCTACGTTGCAGAAGATGGTGATGATGCTAATGATGGCAAAACTCTGAGCACTGCCAAGCGCACTATCAAAGCAACCACTGAGATTGTGGGTGCTGGTGATGTGATCCGTGTCGCTGGTGGTATATACCGCGAGAACAATCCTATCTTTGTTCCTCGTAATGTTTCAATCGACGGCGATGACCTTCGCAACACTCAGGTTATCCCTAACAATGTAGGTCAAGATCTTTTCCAAGTTCACAATGGTGTTCTGATTCAGAACATGTCATTTGTGGGTGCTGCTAACACTGGTGCCATGATCACCTTCCCGCCGGAAGGTGTGCCAAACCGTCATAGATTCAACCGAGACAATGGTACTCACACCTACGTTGGTGGCACTGTTTCTAATGCATTTACAGTAGAGTCTAATAGTGCTCAGAAAAATGTAACTGCTGCTACATACAATCCTATTACTGGTGCACTAGTCCTTACCAGTGCTGGTCACGGTGTTGCCGACACTGATCGGATCAAGATCGCTAACGGTGCACTGACCTTTACTTGTGACTCTGACAACCATAACAAGCAGGTAGCATATCCTAGATCAGGTGACCCCGCATATAATACTTTTGTAGACATTGATTCTGTCACCACCGATACTATCACATTGAGCGTCGGTGTTGTCAAGAGTGTCAACAGTATCAAGGTTGGACCTAACTGGCACACTGGTTCATCTTTGACACCTACTGCGTTCTTGTATGATCCTATCAGTGGTGTTAGCACTGTTACAGTAGCAGGTCATGGTCTCAGCGTCAGTGACAGTGTAGGTATTGTCACGTCTAGTCTGACATTCCAGTGTGAGGCGGACAATTTTGCAACTGACCACAAGTATCCCCGTGCTAGTGATCATGTTGCTGGCATCATGACTGCGATCACTGCTGTTACCACTGACACCTTCACGATCAACGTGGGTGATGCTGGTAGTCATGCAAGAATTGCTGGTATCATCACTCAGTCCCCATATGTAAGGAACTGCACGAACTTTGTTCCTGATAGTATTGGTATGAGGATCAATGGTGACCATGCTGATGGCACCAAGTCCATGGTGGTTGACTCATACACACAATATAACCAGGGTGGTATCGGTGTTACGATCTCCAATGATGGTTATGCACAGTTGGTGTCTATCTTCACTGTGTGTGATGAGTATGCTATCTCCTGCGTCAGTGGTGGTCAGTGTGACCTGAACAACTCTAACGCATCGTTCGGTACCTTTGGTATCGTAGCATCCGGTGTTGGTACTGTCACCAACTCTGGCACGCTGGCAGAAGATGCGATTGAGGAAGACAATACTATTGTGGTATCTGGTCTTACTGAACGTCCTTACTCTGGTCAGGTGCTTTACCTGGGAGAGTTGTTCAATGAAGTTGTCAAGATCAATGTAACCAACGCTGGTAGTGGTTATACTTCTTCCAATCCTCCCAAAGTTACCATTGCACCTCCTACTGGACCGAACGGTGCAACTGCTGAGGGTGTGGCAGTTGTCAATGGATTTGGACAGGTTACTGCTGTCAATATCTTTGCAACAGGTAATCAATATCGCAGCACACCATCTGTGCAGATTGCATCTCCTAACTCAGGAACGACTGCTGTTGCTAATTCTGAGATTGGACCTGCTTATTTTACCATAAATACTGCTACGCCGGTAACTGCTGGCGTTTCGACGATTACTATTGACCAGAATCTACCGGCAACGGTCGGTCTTGGGTCAGCAGTTCCGTTCCAGCGACAATCATTGATTCTCGCATCATCGTACACCTTTGAATTTGTTGGTGCTGGTCTTACCATCGCCAATGCACTACCTAGAAATGGTGGTGTTACGATTCCGGAAAACGAAACTGTTTCTGAGGGTGGAGGTAGAGTTGTTTACACGTCCACTGACGAAAGAGGTAACCTGAAAGTTGGTGATGGTTTTACTATCAATCAACAAACAGGCACCATTACTGGAGACGCTTTCAATAAGAGTATCCAAGCAACACTCACGCCGCTGATTATTTCCTTAGGAGGACAGATGTAAAATGGCTGCAATCCCACTCAATAAATTTAGAACGATCACGCATACTATCACTGATGCAGCTGTTGGCATTTATACTTGCCCTCCTGGTGTTGCTGCTCTGGTGATTTATGGCAACGTTGCTAACGTCGGCCAAGGATCTTCTGTAACTTCTTTTACTGTAAAGCACAGCAGAGACTCCGTTGATACTGAACTGGTACGTTCTGCACGTGTTCCCCATCAGGACGCTATGTCATTTATTGACGGTCGTCTTGTCATGGAGACGGGTGACATCCTCAAAATTGAGGGAGATCAAAATAACACTATGAAGTGTATTATTTCTATTCTAGAAAACGCTAAGTAAGATGCCAAGATTATTGTCTGGACGTGTAGGTGTTACTTCCTACGCGGGACTTTCCACAGAACGTCAACAAACTCCTGGGTTTCCATCCTTCCTTGGAATCGAGGAGGCGGAACCTAACCTGGGTTTGCCTTCGGACAATAACTATGTCCTTTATGGTACTGTTACTGGCGAAAGATATTGGGCAGAACCGAGTGGATCTCCTTCTGGTACTGCCTCAGGATTGACAGTATCCGATGAGGGTATTACTCCAACAGGATATGCTGGATCTGTTACTAGATTCAACTTTGTTGGTAATGGTATCAACGTTGAGCAAACTAAACAAACTTTTGGTGGTGTTGAGGTTGGTGTTGCCACTGTATTTGTAGAGAAGTCAACTCTATCGATTGCAGACGCTGACGAATTTGTACGTGCAACTGGTATTACCACTATCAAGGTGGGTGCTGGTTTGTCATTCTACCCTGAACCTGGTAGAGCGGGTGTTGTAACTATATTCTCAGCAGCAGATGCACGTTCTACGATGCAGAATGCTGATGGTACCGAAGCATTTGGGAATGTTTCTACCTTCCGCATTGGTGCTGGTCTTACTGTAAGTCAGGTAACAGTTGGTATTGCTTCTATTGGTGTAACAGGACGGTTTGAGCATGTAAATGCTACTGGTATTGTTACTGCTGGTGTACAGTTCAAAGGTAACTTAGCAGGTGCAGCAGTAACTGCCACCAATTTCTATGGTGATCTGGAAGGTGATGTAGATGGTAACCTCACTGGTGATGTAACTGGTGATGTAAATGCTGGTTTTGTTACTGCCACCAAATCTGTTGATGGTAACCTCAATTCTAGTGGTGTCTCTACGATTTCCCAGTTGATGGGAACAACCCTGATGATCACTGGTATTGTTACCACAAACTCAGGTTTCGTAGCACCTGCTGGATCATTTGGATTTGATGGTAACCTGAATGCACCAGGTGTTTCTACTGCAACATATCTGAATAGCACCAACTTACTTATTAGTGGTATCTCTACATTCAATGGTAATGTTGAAGTTAGTGGAACTAATAAACTTATCTTTGGATCTGATGATTTAGAGATCTATCATGATGGAAATGATAATATCCTTGATGGTGGTAATTCTGAGGACATCTATCTAAAAGGTAAATCGGTCTATATTCAGGCAAATGGCACCGAATCTTCTGCTAGTTTTGTGCAGAATGGCGGTGTAGAACTGTATCATAATTCTCTGAAGAAATTTGAGACTACCACTAATGGTATTACGGTTGACGGAACTGCTACTGCGAACGAGTTTATTGGTCCTCTGACTGGTAACGTAACTGGTACTATCAATGCTGCGGGTATCTCTACCGTAACTAATCTGCTTGAGATTCGTAGTAGTGATAGCACTCCTGGTCGTATTGATTACTACTGTGAGGTTAGTAACGCTCATTATACTAGAGTCCAGGCAGCACCACACTCTGAGTACAGTGGTAATGTAACTGCTATCCTCCCTGTCAAGGATGGTGACATTATTGTTGGTGACACTGCTGGTGCCATCACACAGAACCTCCATACTAGTGGTATTGTAACTGCTACAGAATTTCATGGTGATGGTTCCAATCTAACCAATCTTCCATCTGCTGTCAGTGTGTTGGTTCCTACCAATACTACAAATGCTGTTCACTACTTTACCTTTGTAGATACTGCAACTGGTAGTGAGGCACTTAGAACTGATACTGATCTTACATACAACCCCGGAACAAATGTTCTGACTGCTGGTACATTCAACGGTAATGCTACTGGATTGACTGGTACTCCTAGCATCTCAGTTAGTGATATTACCTTGAATGGTAACATGCTGCCAGATGCTAATGGCACACGTGATCTGGGTGCAGATGGTTCTCGCTGGGCAAATGTCTACACCTCCGACATGCACTTTAGTAATGTTGGTTCAGGTGGTAATGATGTAGATGGCACTGAAGGCAACTGGACGTTGCAAGAAGGTGATGAAAACATCTATATGATCAACAATATTACAGGTAAGAAGTACAAGATTGCTTTGACTGAGGTCTAATAATAAAGGGACATGGCACAACTCCCAATAGTGGTGCTCTAACTGAATAATGTCCCTGTTCCTCGCAACAGATTATAATGTACGCTAAGTACTATGACGACATAGTTCCTCAAACTTTATCAGATAGCATTTACAATTACTGCCAAACCCTTTCTTGGTATCAAGAATGGGTTGGTCGTACTGCTCTAATTAGGGCAGGTGAATCAATGTCCGAATATATTCCAGCAGAAGATGGGGTTTTTGCTGGTCGGCACTTCATATCAAAAGAATCAGGACCCATGGGTATGTTGGACCTGCTAAGGTTCTCAATGTACAGGTCTCCAATGGCATGGGGTGAGGAATCACTACGAATCAGACATCCTAACATCTATGAATTGTGGACTATTATCAATGATAAGGTATTTGATAATGGTGCTGAAGTAGAAGGATTGCCTGAAGATATTGCTGGTCTAGGTGGTCATCCCAGAGACTTCAAAAATAATAGAAAGTTTGCTGACAAATATAATGTCAGTGCTGATGAGATGAAGAAAGGTTGGAGAGTATATCTCAACGCGAGATGTGCTGAACCAATTTCATCACAACCGATTGGTAATCGAGTTGGACAAATGCACAAGGACTCCAGTGCAGATGTTGATCCTAAATCTGATAGATATTATACAGTATTGTATGTTAGTAATAGACAATGGCGACCCGATTGGGGTGGGGATTTCTTATACTTTGATGACACTGTAACTGGTGCCAAGCATTGGAAACATAACTATGACCTTGGGTGGTCATCTCAAATTATAGGTAATCGACCTGGTAGGGTGATTGTTTATCCACATTATCAGACTCATATGACATTACCACCAAAAGCAGACGCTGGTGAAATGACTCAACGTATCGCTTTCCGAGTCAGGATGAAATAGAAGATAAATAATATTATCGAATTACTTGTACGATAATACGCCATGTCAAGAGCCAGGGAACTAGCTAAGGTTGGTGGAAAGAATCAGCAGGTTATTGCTGGTCTTTCATCCCACGTTGGCGTGTCTACGTTCGCCGCTGATGTTAGCATGTTCGGAGACCTTTCGGTCCTGGGCGATCTTGCAGTCACTGGCGATCTTTCTTACGATGAGGTAACAGCATCGAACCAGAGAATCACTGGTATCTCTACTCTTACCTTCCTCAAAGCAACCACTGTAAATGTTTCAGCAGGTCTTACTGCTGCTAGTGCACAGATTAGCGACCTGACTTCTGGTCGTGTGGTGATTGCTGGTACTGGTGGTGAACTTCAAGATAATTCTGCACTGACTTTCAGTGGCGGCACACTTTCCGCAACAACTTTTAGTGGTAATCTACCAACCAGTGACCTGACTGGTACTATTACCAATGCCCAGTTGGCAGGTAATATTGCTAACAGCAAACTGGTCAACGATAGCGTCTCCTTTGGTGGTGTCTCTGTTGATCTTGGTGCTTCTGATGCAACTCCTGCATTTGATCTTCAGGATGCAACTAATCTTCCTACCACCAGTCTGACGGGTACTATTACCAATGCTCAGTTGGCAGGTAGTATTGCTAACAGCAAACTGACCAACGATAGCGTCTCCTTTGGTGGTGTCTCTGTTGATCTCGGTAGTTCAGATGCTACCCCAGCATTCAACCTTGCTGATGCCACTGGTCTTCCGATCAGCACCGGTGTTGCTGGTCTTGCTAACAACGTCGCCACCTTCCTGGCAACTCCTTCTAGTTCCAACCTCCGTTCTGTCGTAACTGACGAGACTGGTTCTGGTGCTCTGGTCTTTGGTACGAGTCCTACCATTGCAACTCCAGATGTAACTGGTCGTGCTACGATGGATGACATCACCCTGAGTGGTGGTGTTGTGGTTGGTGCTGGTCTGACGGTCAGTGGTAACCTCGTAGTCAATGGTACCACAACTACCATCAATTCGACCACAATTTCGGTCGATGACAAGCACCTTGAACTGGGTGCTACTTCTTCTCCTTCTGATACTTCTGCCAATGGTGGTGGTATTATCCTGAAGGGAGACTCTGACCACACTATTCTGTGGCAAAACGATAACGATCAGTGGGAGTTCTCCGAGAACATCAATCTTGTAAGTGGTAAGACATTCCAGATTGCTGATACTTCTGTTCTGAGTGCTACCACACTTGGTTCTGGTGTTGTCAACTCTTCCCTGACATCTGTTGGCACGATCGCCTCTGGTGTCTGGCAGGGTACTGCTATTGCTAATGCTTACCTGGCAAATAGCACCGTATCTTTTGGTGGTATTTCCCTAGCACTAGGTGCTTCTGACGCTACTCCTGCGTTTGATCTGTCAGACGCTACTGATTATCCCACCAGCAGTCTGGTTGGTACTATTACTAATGCCCAGTTGGCAGGTAGTATTGCTAACTCTAAACTGTCTAACAGTACCGTTGGTGTTGTTGCTGGTAATGGTTTGAGTGGTGGTGGTACTGCATCTTTGGGTGGTTCAGTATCTCTTGCCATCAACGTTGATGATTCTTCTATCCAACTTTCAAGTGATGAACTCAGTGTCAAATCACTGGGTATCACCAATGCTATGTTGGCAGGTAGTATTGTCAACAGCAAACTTGCTAACAATAGCGTATCTTATGGTGGTGTTGAACTGGCACTGGGTGCATCTGATCTGACCCCAGCATTCAACCTCGCTGATGCCACTAACTATCCCACCAGCAGTCTGGTTGGTACCATCACTAATGCTCAACTGGCAGGCAGTATTGCTGCTAGTAAACTTGCTGGTAGTATTGGCAACTCTTTGCTGTCAAACAGCAGCGTATCTTATGGTGGTGTAAGTCTTGCTTTGGGTGCTTCTGATGCTACCCCAGCATTTGATCTTTCGGATGCTACTGATTACCCCACTAGCAGTCTGGTTGGTACTATTACTAACGCACAGTTGGCAGGAAGTATTGCTGCCTCTAAACTTGCTGGTGGTATTGGTAACTCTTTGCTGTCTAACAGCAGCATCTCCCTTGGTGGTGTTTCTGTTTCTTTGGGTGGTTCTGACGCTACTCCGGCATTTGATCTGTCGGATGCTACTAACTATCCTACTAGTTCACTGTCTGGTACGATTACCAATGCTCAGTTGGCAGGTAGTATTGCTAACAGCAAACTTGCCACCTCTGGTGTAAGTGCTGGTGCTTATGGTTCTAGTTCTGCTATTCCCATCATCACGGTAAACAACCGTGGTATTGTTACTAGTGCAAGTACCACCGCTATTGATACTACTTCGATTGCGGATGGTGATACTAGTGTTACCGCAAGTGATGCTGGCAGCAGTGGTTCAACTGTTGATGTTACTATTGATAACAGCATAGTTTCTTCCTTCCTTGGGAGTGGATTTGATGTTACTGGCAATATCACCGTAAGTGGTACAGTTGATGGTCGCGATGTTGCATCTGATGGTTCCAAACTGGATGGTATTGAATCTGGTGCTGATGTAACCGATGCTACCAATGTGAATGCTGCTGGCGCTGTGATGAACAGTGATACTAGCACTGCTGCGATGAGTTTTGTTACCGATCAAGACAATATGTCTGGTAACAGTGCCACCAAGGTTCCTACTCAACAGTCGGTCAAGGCATACGTTGATACTTCTATCAATAACCTTGTCAACGGTGCTCCTGGTGCACTTGACACTCTGAATGAGTTGGCCGCGGCACTGGGTGATGATAGTGATTTCTCTACCACTATCACCAGCAGCATTGCTACCAAACTGCCTCTTGCTGGTGGTACGATGACTGGTAACATCGTCATGTCTGGTTCTCAGACTGTCGATGGGCGTGATCTTTCGGTTGATGGTGCTAAACTAGATGGTATTGAGTCTGGTGCTACTGCCGATCAAAGTGCTGCCGAGATCCTGGCACTGATCAAGACCGTGGATGGTTCTGGTTCAGGTCTGGATGCTGACACGCTTGATGGCGTTTCTAGCGGTTCATTCTTGCGTAGTGATACTGGAGACACAAAGACCTCTGGTAATCTCACATTCAATGACGACGTAAAGGCAAGGTTTGGTTCAGGTGGCGATCTCCATGTGTATCATGATGGATCAAATTCAATCCTTCATAATGACACTGGCAATCTAAAAGTTGAGATTGATAGTTCTAATGGTAATGATATTCAAATTCTCAATAACAACACAACAACAATATCAAACCATTCATTCTCTTACTCTGCTAAGTTTATTTCTGGTGGTTCGGTAGAATTGTATGAAGCTGGAACTAAGAAATTTGAAACCTCTTCCAGTGGTGTTTCAGTATCAGGTAATATCGCGGTCTCTGGAACTGTTGATGGTCGTGATGTTGCAACTGATGGTTCTAAACTAGATGGTATTGAGTCTGGTGCTACTGCTGATCAGACTGCTAGTGAAATCTTGACACTTCTCAAGACAGTGGATGGTTCTGGTTCAGGTCTAGATGCTGACACTTTGGATGGTATTTCTTCTGGTAATTTCTTGAGGTCTAATACATCTGACACATTCTCCGGCACACTAACAATGTCCGGGAACATTATTCCTAATGCAAATGGCACTAGGGATCTTGGTTCATCCAGCACCCGTTGGGCAAATGTCTACAGTTCTGACTTGGATCTGAGCAACGAAGCAAAAGGTCCTAACAGCATTGATGGCACTTGGGGTTCTTACTTGATTGAAGAAGGTGAAGAGCATCTGTATATTACTAACCGTCGTAGTGGCAAGAAATTCCGATTCCTGATGGAAGAAGTCTAATTCTTATTACTCATTCCTCTGTTCACCTAAATAACTTTACGATAGGAGACCGATAAATCAATGGCTCTATACGGTACTGGGTCAAACGTAAACCAAACAACAGACGTATCTGCTGGTACATACGGTGGATCATCTGCTGTCCCCGTTATTACGGTTGACTCTGATAAGAGGATTAGTGCCATCAACACGGCATCAATTACTCTGACTGCTGCTATCAACGCTAACGCTTCTGTTGGTGATGTTGGCACATATGCCTTCATGCAGCAGTCGTCAGGTAATACACAATATGATCCTGGTGATACACTAGCAGGTTCCTCGTTACGTTATTCCGACGCCACTGGTCGAGTATCTAACACAACACCGTCTGGTTCTTGGCGGTGTATGGGTTATGACTCGGGTGCTGCCCTAGTCAACTCTGGTAGTGGTACTGGTTCCGGTAGTGGTTCTGGTAACGTCCAGGCAAACCCAAGTGGTAACCTGTCACTGTCTGGTGGTAATGTTCAAGGCAATACTTCATTGTCTGGCGGTAACATCCAGGGTAACTTGAGCGGTAACCTTCAAGGTGGTAACATCCAGGGTAACACCAACGTGAATGTTTCTGGTAACATTCAAGGTGGTAAAGGTGGATCCTATAACGTGAACCGAGGTGTTCCTACTGATAACTTGAGTGTTGGTGGTTCTGTCAACGTGGGTGGAGATAACACTGGCGTTGCAGGTAACGTTCCTACTGATAACCTGAGCGTTGCTGGTAACATCCCGACTGATAATATGACTATCAACGGCACAGCATCAGTCAACGTTACTGTGAACTCTGTGACCGTAAACACTACGGTTGCATACTCTGCAACTCTATGGTTGCGCTATTCCTGATCAATCATAGGAGATACACAAAGACATGGCTACTAATTACGAAGTCGCAGCAGCACGCAATCCCAAGTGGGCAAATCCTGAGAAGAATATGATCAACCTTGAGGTTGATTTTACTCCTCTTGATGAAGAATGGTTGCCCTATACTTGCTCTCCTACTGATGTTGTAGAGCACTCACGTCTTCTTTATAACCGTGCACTTGCCGGTGAATTTGGTGTAGTTGAAGAATATACTCACCATGAACTGTGGTCACCATATTATAGTGACTCCATTGAAGTATCAACTGAAGGTCTTGTTCAGTTGTTGCTTGAGAAAGGTATGTTGACTGATGATGAAGTTGACTCTATCCTGATTGAAAAGACTGAGCACGTTGGTTATTATCGTTCTACTACAGATGGTATCGACCGACAGTTCGGTGGCGGAATGGCATAGTCTAAATGGCACAACAGTCTGATAAGTGGCATCATAGTATGGCACGGTATCTGGGTCAGCACCCAGATACTTTTTTTATGTTTGGAATTCAACCAGGTGTATGTCGAGAAGCAATAGGAAGAACAGATTTATTATATACTAAGAAGGATACATTTGACAGTGATCTAATGTATTCCTGGTCTAGATTCCATTATGATAAGATTCGCCGTAACAAATTTGCTACGGTCAAACCATACTATGGAACATGCCCATTTATGTGGGAACTTGGTGTAATTGCTGTTACAGAGGAGTTTGATCCTAAGGGTTCTTTATTCTATCTACCCCGCGATGATCAAGTTACAATTAGAGACGCTGAATATAGTAATGTGCAGGATGCTATTGATGCTGCACCTAAACCTATCACTTTCCTTGTACCTTTCAGGTCATGTGATGTATGGAAAGACTGGACTAAACTCAGAATACCGGAAGAATCAAGGTTAGTATCACTAACAGATCCAGAGATGAGACAATATACTCTGGCACGATTGTTACATCAACATGAGCACATTTATATTCCATGGCCTGGAACAGATTTATATTACGCTGCTTTCTTAGGTAAAGAGATTCATCTGTACGATAAGATTATAAACTATAGAACCAAGCATGCTAATGAGATGGAACGCACTTATGAGCGTGTATTATTTCATCTCAAGTGGGGATATGATTTCCTCACAGATAAACAAAAGACATTCTTCCACTGGACAGAACGATGGAATGATATTGACATCCATGATAGAGCATGGTTAGTCAATAACTTCTTAGGTTTAGATGCACTCAAACCTCCACATGAATTGCATAAGGATATGTTGGAGAAGGGATACTTACATCATTTGCAGATGTTCACACCAATCAAGAAATACTATGATGCATATGAGTGGATTGATCATCAGATGTTAGAGGCAACACCTACATCGGAGGGTTATAAGAAGTTTAGTTTACTCTAGTAAAGAACTCATTATAGCAAAGAACTCACTATCATGTGATCCACGATCGTCAACATAAACTGATGCTCGTGGTTTACCAAAGAATAGTTTGTGATACTTTACTCCCCATTCTTTCAACTGTGCTTCAGTCCTGCTGCGACAAAGGTAGTCAGCATTACGTTGCTGTGCTTGTGGGTCATCAGGGTATCTCTGTGCACTAGCGATAAATCCACGTGCAGTTTGTAGATATATCGTAGCACCGTTATCATACATTTTATTGATCTTATCAATGCGATCCATTCGTGGTACTGCGTTCCATGGATCACCATCATGTGGTTCAGTCAGTGTGCCATCAATATCAACACAATATACATCACATCGTGAACTAATATCTTTTGTAGGTGCATGACGTGGTAGTGCTGGTAACTCAACACCACACTCTTCCATCATGTTATAGATGGACATCATTGCAAATACTTCAAATTCGTGATAAAAATTAGATTCAACCACCAATGTAGGAAGATATTCGTGTTTCTCTGGTGCAATAATAAGCACATGAGTTCTGAATGGTGGTGATCTACGCCATTCTTTTTCTAGTGCTTCAACAGCATATACAGCAGGTGATTGTATCCTGCAAGTGATAAGAATGATGAGATCTGCTGACTTAGCAGCATAATCTAACCAGGGAATCTTCCAATCATAATCACCACCCAGTGCAGTCTGATTCACACTGTCTGGTGCAAAGCAGAACTTATTCATGTGACGGTAAATGTCACTTGCCATGTGTTGTGCAATGGCAAGATTACCACCAGTGCCCAGCAATGCCACGTTGGTAGCACTGCTGAGCATATCTGCTGCAACTCTTAGTTCTTCAGGTTCAACAACCATTCTACCTCTTGGATGTGCCAGGCACGGTCAACTGCTCTGATTTTACCACACTTTAGATCGTATGGTATTACATCATATTTACCAATAAATCCAATAGTATCAAGACCTTTCCAATACTTGACAAGGGTCATGTCACAATTAGGGAAATCAACAATAACACTTCGTCTATAAAAATATAATCCTAATTGCACCGTGATATTATCACACACCACATCAGGTGAGCGTTGCATATGAATAACCTTACCGTTATTCTCTATCATTTTGACAACATCTTCGTCTTCGATCTCTCCATCCTCTAATCTTCGTGAACTCTGCAATACATCAACATCGTTATCAATACCATAGGCAATCATTTCGTCTATCCACTCAGGTTGAGTGAGTGGTTCATCACCCTGTAGATTGAAGATGTAATCGTATGGTTGATGTTCTGCTACCTCAGCAACACGATGTGTGCAAGTGTAGTGCTTACTTGTCAGCAAAGCATCATAACCTGCCTCCCAGCACAGATCTACGATAGAATCGTCCTCAGTGGCGATTACAACGCTGTCAACATACTTTGACCTAGATGCAATTTCTGCCACTCTCAGGACCATCTGGGTGCCATTGATGAGCGCCAGAGGTTTGCCAGGGAATCTACCTGACGACATCCGTGCCGGAATGACACATAACGTGCTTTTTCCCTTATACATGATATAATAAATTAGTGACAGATGTAGTTAGTCGATGACAATCCTCGCTGACAGTCATACCAAAACGATATGGCACATGGCGTTCACTATTCCTGACATTGAGGAAGGAATTAGATGGTATTGTGATGTGCTTGGTTGTAGATTCTGTCAAAGGTTTGCTATCAATGTTGAAGATGGGTCACACAATCCTGGGTTCATCTTTTCATTTGCTGGTCACCACATAAGTGTACTGCAAGGAGAAACATCTGTACCTCAGCAACATTCAAGGTTGCCAAGACATAATGGTCCTGTCTTCTTGGATAAGAAAGAATACTTTGAGGTTGTGAATCATTGCAAGGATCATCCTGAGATCAATGTAATTGATAGTAAGTACAACTTCTTGGTGCCTAAGAAGATAGATCCAAGTGAGGCACATTTACATGGGCAAAATGTTAGGTGTCATCGCACCACAATAAAAGATCCATGGGATAATTGGATTGAGTTCAAATACTATTCCTATCCAGATGAAATTCATGCACAGAAACTTGATCAAATACGGAGAAGAAATTGATGCCTGAGTGGAACTCTATCAAGGAAATCTATGAAGAAAATGAATGGAGTGTTGGTGATGTAGTGCAGGTTGGTGGACACTATGGCATTGTTACATTCTTCTCAACATATGGCATGACAGTGTGTGTATGTAGAGGTACTGGCACAGTGCCACCTGTGAGAGATGTAAATATATGTGTGAGAGTAGATCAGGAGGTATTGCCGCATGATGGTTCCAAACTGGCAGCATCACTCAAGAAAGAATCTAAAGAATCCATTAGAACCGGATCAATCGAACTCACCCCAGCACCCTACACCAACATCTCTAAGCAAATCGTCAAGCGTGTACCAGTTTCAGAAGCGTCATCGCCGGGAGAGCATCCGGCACCCTGAGGACTATACTGACTTCAGTTGAAACACAGACATGGCGACCACTGAGATCCAAGGGATGCTTGCCAGACTCCTGGCAACTGAGAATCTTATCGTAGAACATCGCCAGGTGTCAACAGCATCTTTTGACATTGATGGTCGCGTCCTGACTCTACCTATTTGGGATAATGTTCCAGCATATGTTTATGACATGCTGGTTGCTCATGAGGTAGGACATGCATTGTTTACAGAATTGCGTGACTGGAAACGTGAAGACAAATACAGGAAAGTTCCTGGTGATTATGTCAACGTGGTAGAAGATGCTCGCATCGAGAAGTTGATGAAGAAGCGGTATCCTGGCATGAACAGGGATTTCTTCAAAGGATACCGTTATCTGAATGATAAGGACTTCTTCGAGATTTCACAGAAAGATGTGAATCAACTGTCATTCATCGACCGTGTGAATCTATACTTCAAGGTCGGTACATTCTATGACATTGATTTCAATGATCGTGAGAATGAACTGGTCACCAGTATCAGCAACGCTGAAACATTTGAAGAAGTTCTTGATCTCTCCCTAGCATGTTATCTGCTGAGTAAGGAACAGCAGCAAGAATCTACACCTATGCCACAACCAACGGAGAACAGTGCTCCTGGTGATGGTGAAACAACTATGGATCAGTCTCCTGAAGATGAGCAGGAACCTGGTGATAGTGATGCCTTCAGTGATGTTGAGTCTGAAGAATTTGACGATGATGATACTGAAGCATGTAATGATGGCAACGTTGAGGAGAATGATGATGAATCTGCAACTCAGAAAGCATATGATAAGAACCTAGAAGATCTTCGCAATCAACATGCCAAGCGTCCTGTTTATGTGACGATGCCTGATATTGTGCTTGAGAATGTTATCGTTCCTGTTGATAAGATCAAGGCGCATGTAGAGGACCATTTTGGTAGAGTTCTCAGAGAAAAGTATAGTGATCGCGAGGATGTTATCCAACAGTGGAATGAGCAGAAGCGCACTGAGTTCAAACAATTCAAGACAAGTGCACAACGTGATGTGAATTTGTTGGTAAAAGAGTTTGAAATGCGTAAGTCTGCTGATGCATATGCAAGGACCACAGTCTCTCGCACTGGTGTACTTGACACTGGTAAACTTCATTCATACAAATACAATGAAGATGTGTTCCGTAAAGTAGCAACAACTACTGATGGTAAGAATCACTCCCTGTTGTTTGTACTTGACTGGAGTGGATCTATGGCAGATGAAATGTTGCCTACTATCAAACAACTGTTTCAACTGGTGTGGTTCTGCCGTAAGGTAAACATTCCCTTTGAAGTTTATGCTTTCACTAATGAAGCATGGAAGATGCAGGAAGATTATGAGTCACGCAAACCAGTAAAAGAATGGAAGTTGCATGAAATCAAGATTCAAGATACCTTCCGGTTGATGAATCTTATCAGCAGCAATATGAAGACAAAAGACTTTGAAGATCAACTGCTGAATGTATGGAAGGTTGTGCATACTTTGAGGAACATGTTGTCACCTTTGGGCATGGAATTGTCTGGCACACCTATCAATGAGTCCCTGGTGTGTATGAATCAAATTGTGAAGAAGTTCCAACAGGAGACTAAGACTCAGAAATGTAATGTTGTGTACCTGACTGATGGTGAGGGTAATGAATTGGGATACAATGTGATTCGTATGGGATACGATGATCGCGAGCGTAAGTGTCACATTCCCGTGCGCCATAATACTGTTATTCGCCACAAAAGCAAGACTTTCAATATCGATGGCATGGGTCCATCCGTTACTGACGCGCTCGTTCGCGCAATAAAGCGTGATAACAACAACTGCAACATAGTTTCATTCAGAATCTTGCACGGATCTGAGATGAGTAACTTCTATCGTTGGTATGCAACAGATAGTTATGAGAACTACGATCAAATGCGTTCTGAATTGAAGAAGCATGGCAGTGTATCTTTCACATCTAATGGTTTCGACAAGTGGTTTGGTATTCCTAACAGGAACTTGTGCGAAGATGACACACTAGATGTTACTAGCAGTGAGAAGAAAGATGTTAGTAAAGCATTTCGTAAAATGTTCAAAAACAAGAAAAGTAACAAGTATATCACCAAACAGTTTGTAGAAATGGTTGCCTGACCACTTATAGAGGTGGCACAATCGCCACCTCACCCCATCTATTCATCCCTTATACTGACTTCAGTTCAAACAAAGCAATGCCACGGACTATCAACGGTGACCACCACATTCAGCAACTGCGTGACACTTATGGCACTGCCATTGATGCCACGATTGTTAGGCAATACTGTGAATCTCATGACGTTGGTTATCAGACACTCACCAAGTATCTGAACAAGTATAAAACCAAGCGAGGGCAGTGGACTCTTACATCTACTGCTAATCCTGATGGTAGTGTGCAATATGATGTAAAAGAAACACCAGTTCAGAGTAAATCTACAGAATCTCTGATTCCTACTAAGGATAATACTTTTGTCACCTTCGGTGGATTTACTGACCTGAAGAAAGTTATTCAATCCCATCAGTTCTATCCAGTGTTTATTACTGGCATGTCTGGTAATGGTAAAACATTCGGTGTTGAGCAAGCATGTGCACAACTTGGTAGAGAATGTATCCGTGTGAATATCACTATTGAAACGGATGAAGATGATCTTATTGGTGGTTTCCGCTTGGTAAATGGTGAAACTGTCTGGCATAATGGTCCTGTCATTGATGCAATGGAGCGTGGAGCATTGTTGCTGCTAGATGAGATTGACCTGGCATCAAATAAGATTTTGTGTCTGCAATCTATTCTCGAAGGTAATGGTGTCTTCCTGAAAAAGATTGGTGAGCATGTCAAACCAGCATCTGGTTTCAATATCATTGCCACTGCTAATACTAAAGGCAAAGGATCTGATGATGGTAGATTCATTGGCACAAATGTTCTCAATGAAGCATTTCTTGAGCGATTCCCTATCACCTTCGAGCAATCTTATCCTACACCTTCTGTAGAGAAAAAGATCCTTGCTAATGTTGCTGAATCTCTCAACATTCCTGCTACTGGTGATCACGTTGATTTCTACAAGCATCTTGTAGATTGGGCAGACATTGTACGCAAAACATTCAATGATGGTGGCATCGATGAAATTATTTCAACTCGTCGCCTGGTGCATATTGTGCGAGCATATAGCATCTTTGGTGACAAGATGAAAGCAATCGAAATGTGCTTGAATCGTTTCGATGATGATACCAAACTGTCATTCATGCAGTTGTATACTAAACTGGATGAACATGTGGACATTGTTGAAAATGAGTCTATCTAAATAACATACGCCTCAGTGTTATGAGGCAAACAGAATAAGGGTTGAGAAATATCTCAACCCGTGCTAAGATTACTGTCTGCCTCATTGCTTCCATGGATCTCTCCGATTACCTTGCACTGCAACGAGAACTGCGCTGTCACAATGACTACGAAGAACTCGCCCGCTACATCGGCATCGACTATGACACCTACTACGAATCCATGATTGGAGTCAACGAGGATGTGCCAGATGACGAACTGTCACCCATCCAAGAGCGCCAGGTTGATCAGGCGCTATAATTAGGACAACAAGGGGAGAGACGCCGCCCCACCAAAAGATCGTCATTGCTCAAACTTACTTTTCACTTTTTCATCATGAACATCACTGGTTCTTCCGCAATCGCTGCTATCGACTTCGGTACCGACAACGCTGTGTCTGTCCAGTTCACCTCTAAGGACACCGCTTATGACTTCGTTGCTAAGGATGCTTCCGTCCTTCGCTCCGACCTTGAGACCACCATCGCCAAGGGCGAGTCGGTTGGTCGCCTGATTGCTAAGTACCGCCGTGAGGGCAACCTCCAGCAGGTTGCTGTCTGATCACTCTCTGATCAGGTTCATAATGCCACCACACTGGTGGCATTTTTTTTCTCTTATTTTATCTTTATCATGTCATTAGATTACGAACAGGTTTGGACCGTGATGAATGACGTGGATGAAGTCATCACACAACTGAAGATCGTTGAGCAAATGCTTCACGAATTGAACGAAAAACTGTGTGATGAGTGTGATTCAGATGAAATTCTGAATTCTGCCATGTGTATTGAAGGTGTTGCATCGTATATGCAACAAAAACTGGAAAATTCTCACATCAAAGCATGGAATAGTGTGGTGGTGCCACTGCACAAACAAGAATTTTCGTCCAAGGAAACGGGTAGGGGTGCCACGGTCGCTTTCCCGTTTAGAAATGACGAAAAAACAGGTGTTATCGATCTGTCCTGAACATTCCTAAGTAAAGTATCATGATTGACACCACGATTCCTGCTCAGTTCATTGAAAGTTATCAGACTCACGATGATGCATTGAATGATCGTGATGCTGATCTCTACATTGATTCTCCCTTTCGTGTCTACAAAGAAATGAGTAGCAAACGCAAGGGAAAGTTCTTTGAGCAACTTGTTAGTGAATACTGCAAACATCTTGGGTTCGCAGTTACTCGTCCAAAACAAAGTGAATACGATCGTATTATCAACGGTCGTCGATGTGAAATCAAAGGATCGATGTTGTGGGGTGGTGGTGATCAGTTTCGTTGGCAACAAATTCGCACTAGTCAAGACTATGATGTGATTATCTTCCTGGCAATGTATCCTGATCGTGTTGAGATGTATTCATCAACTAAACAAGAAGTTGATGAGTTCGTGTCAACACAAGATGAGAATGGGTTCTGGAAGTACAACCAACATGGTGGTAAAACCGTGAACTCAGGTACATTTTTCCTTGATGGATTCCCCCAAGACTTTCCCTTCATGAAGTCATTGTATGCCAACTTATGAATAAATTACAGAACAAGGATTGTTTACAGTTTCTCAGTAAATTGAAGGACAATTCTGTTGATCTCGTCCTCACTGAACCTCCACCAGGTGGAGGCAAAAAGTATCTCAGTTGGTGTATGAAATGGACCACAGAATGTGTGCGTGTATTGAAACCCAATGGGATGATGATTGTGTGGGGAACACTCAAGAATGAATCGTTCTTAGTGTATAAGTATGCTCTGAATCGTAACAAACAACTAACAGAGCAGAATGAGATCGTGTTTGAGTGTAGAACTGGTCGTCGTAGTAAGAAGAACTTTGCACACAAACATCAACATGCTTGGTGTTACTCAAAGGGCAAGGATTTCACTTACAAAAATGATAGTGATCACTACACTTGCGTCCATTCATCTACATCTCGTCAATCTCTTGATGAACTACTAATCAACGCATATACTATCCCTGGTGATACTGTGCTTGATATATTCATGGGAGATGGTGATACTGCTGTGAGTGCAAAACGTCTCGGTCGTCATTACTGGGGATGTGAAAGTAATCAAGCATTGTATCAACAAGCAAAACAACGAGTTAGTAAGAAAGTCGCTTCGCAAAGTGTCACAGGAGTCTTACAATTTATCTAAGACTCTGATATATTGTCATTGTACTCAAATTTCACCATGAATGATGTAATCACCGTTGAAACTGAACATTTCCTTGTTGAAATGGATCAGGAAAGTTATGATTCAGTGAAGTTTCTCTGCGAAAAGTTCGGTATCACTGAAGACTACTATTTTCACGAATTTCAAGAGTTTTTACCAGGAGATCTAGAATGAGACAATTCATCGTAAGTGCTCTCGTTGAGGGTTACCGAATCGAAGAAAGTTTCACCGCTGTGAGTATTCATCACGCCATCAAATTGATGGAAGCAAAGTATACTAATGCGAGGAACATCTACGTCACAAACTAACACCGTGTGCCAATAGTTCTAGTGTCACAATAAACGTGCACTAGAACTTATTTCATGTAATGTATCAACAGTTGAGAAATTCAATCATGCCTACTGAATTCGTTTGTGCTTATTTTGGTGGTGATCAATTTGGCATTACATGGACAATAACTGCTCGCGGGTTTTGTAGTCTAAAAGAAGCAGAAAAGCATGGTCTTTATATGATGCCCATGGCAGGATGTTTCGGTTTCGCTGTTATCGTACAGGGTGACGGTTTCTGGCAACTACGGGAAGATTTTAGCGTTCTTCCTAATAACGTGTCAGTAAGTATGAGCGACTATAATAACTTCTCCGTGACAAATGCCAAGAAATTAGAGTATGTGAAGTGACAATAGTTTTAGTGGCACAATAAACGTGCACTGAGACTTATTTCATGTATTGTATCAACAGTTGAGAAACTTCAATGAAAACTGACTTCGCCGATTTCGTTGCACAACAGGATGCAAAGAACACAATTCAGTTGAATGTTCGTAAGTACACTTTGATGCTCTGTGAAACACTCAAAATGAACTATATTGAGCGTTGCATCAAGCATCACAAACGTGCAATTTCTGAAGGTAATGAGATCGGAAGTTATCATAAAGATACCATTGAAGAATTGAAGAATGGTATTTGTGATTATGATTTTTATATTGAAGAAGGTGGGCGAAAGTATCACAAAATTGTAATGAACACTGGCAATCAACTTTCTGTTCATGCTTTTGTTGATAAAAAGACTGGTGAAGTATACAAACCAGCATCATTCAAATCACCTGCAAAAATTGTGCGTTTCAATCTTCTGAACATTGCATCCCGTGAAGAATGTTTTGCCCGTGCAGATTGGTCGGGCGGTTATCTCTATCTCTGAGGAAAGTTTATGTCTATTATTCAAAAACAACCACGTTTTCACGCACTCAAAGGTAAAACAATTATGACCGAAACTTACGATGGAATGGATCTCGACACTGTGATGATTCGCCTTGCATTGATTGATAAACAGATCGACAAAATGCAGCAACGTAAGGAAGAATTAGAGCAGATGAAAGATGCGATTATGTATGCATCAGACTGGTATGATCCTGGCATTGATGATATGCCTATGCCCGAAGATGTTGCTGATTTCGATGATACCGATGTGCCAATAGTTTTAGTGTCACAATAAACGTGCACAGCATCTGAAATCGGTTATTGTTGGTACAACAAACAAACAAAGGAGTTCAATCAATGGCATTTGTTTCTTGGTCAGTGTACCCTAAGGGTGAAGAATTCGATGCTGAGTATTTCACCAGCGAACATCATGCTGTAGATGTTGCTTACACATGGAGTGTTGAAGAGCATGGAAAAACAATGATTGTTGCTCGTAATGATATTGAATGGATGGAAGTTTCCTGCTAATTCTTTACAGTCAACCATCACTCTTTTTTCATCATGTTTACTCTTCAACGTGTCATCGGTAATGATTATGCAACGGACCTAATCAATGCTCGAAAGTATTATGGTCAGGCGCTTGATGCTTATGCAAAAGTAGAGAATCCTGATGACGAATATCTGCTGAAATTGTCTGAAACTGTGGGTGAAATTGAAATACTTTGGCAGAAATATGTTGACATGCTTGATGCTCGTCACCAAGGATGTTTCTGGTAAACTAACACTAACTCCCACCCAATTCTTTTCACAAAATCATGATTACTTCAAAGGCAATTATCATCCAAACCATCAAAGAATGTGCTGATGGTAAAGAATTGAGCAAAGCAGAAAAGTTTCAAGTATTCTGCAATGTTTGTGATAACTTGTTAGAGTCAGGAAATATCACTGAAGCAAAGCATCACAAATGGACCAATGTTTTCTGATGTATCATTTGATACTTGACAGCATCCTGCGTCTCCTGTAATTTAGAAAAGTCAAAAGCAACGGAGTTCAATTCATGCAAGTGACAAATTCTGCCACCATTGTTGATTATTTTCCTGAGGCATTTATTGCTGAAGCAGATGAGAACAAAGGTATGAAAGTTGTGGTGAAACGTTTCATCCGTCGAGTTCATTTCCGTGCTACTGGTCAGAAATCTTATAGCGTTGTTTTAGGTATTGAAGCAAAATATGATTGGCAAGCAAGAATTGCCAAAGGTGCAACAGTTACTAACTTCAACACCGACAAAATGCCTCGCGCTGAGTATATGCCCTGTTTCTGCTGATTATCACTAACTGTTCTTTTCTTATCTAACATCATGTCTATTGCTGCTGTTTACAACAATCCAAAATTCTTGGATGCACTTGAAGGATTGCAATCTTTCATTCTTGATAATAATGCCGATATTGATATGGCATATGATTGGGTTAGTGATCAAGCAGAAATTAGTTCTTTTGTGAGTGATCTAAAAGCATGGAATATGTTCTATGAAATTTATGATGAGGCAGCACAATGAACAAGGATAATATCATCGACCGTGATCAACTACAAGATGACATGATCAACCAAATTTTGGATGACATGGACATCAAAACTATGATGGCAATTCTTTATGACAACATGAGCAACAATTATGATAGTTATTCGGTCGATGAATTGATCGAAGAAGTGAAAGAATACTATCCACATTTGTTGGAACAAAATGAACAGAACTGACCCGTTATATGATCAACTTTCTATAGTTGATCACATCAAGAATCTAGAACGCTCGATTGAGAATCTAGAACAGAAAATTGCTCGATTGGAGGAATTAGTGTTCACCTATAAAAGTGGCACATGGAAATGATTTAGGGTCCAAAATCGATTATTGTTGGTACAACAAACAAACACAGGAGTTCACCACCATGCGTAAGATCGAACGGGAAATGTGCGCCGCCATCAAGAACAACAAAAATTGGAAATCTGGCAACACTAGTGTTCACTTCAATGAAGAATACGGCACCACCACTGTTTATCTGCATGACAATCTGATCGCCATTGTTTCAGATAATGATGTAGAAATCTTCGATGGTGGATGGCAAACTAACACCACAAAATCTCGCCTCAATGCTATCTGTGAAGAATTCTGCATGTCTGGTGAAGGTGTATTCCAAAAAGATTTCACCTGGTATGTGAGGCAATTCGTTGGCACAATCAACGGCGAAGATGTATTCCAAAACAATCTTTTCCGCACTGGTTATACTTTCGCCTGATAATTCAAATGTATATTACCACCGAAGAACGTGCTCTAATCTATTATTGTATGGAGCAAATGTTCTCAGACTTTACTGATGATGAAATGGAGTTATTTGACTCTATTCAATCTAAATTAGAAAACCAACTTTCTCCTGATTCATGACACAAAACCGCTACGTTGTTGATGCTATTCAATTTGATTTTGTAGATGGTGATTTCGAGTTGCCAGTGCAATTTCAACAAGGCATAATCAATGCCACATTAGCAACAGTTTATTTTGCAGAAAATGAGGATGAAGTAGTTGATCAAATCACAGAATCTGCTGGGTTCTGTGTATCATCTATCGACCTCAATCGTATCCCCTCTCGCTATTGATTATCATGAACAATTTCAACGCACAAACTAACATCAACGATGCATGGGATGAGTATGAAAATGACTTCCAATATGATCAGTCAAACTATCATGAACCACATTTCCTAGATGTACTCGAAGAAAATAATCTTCAAGAGAATCTAGATAGTAACGTGATCAAATTGTTGGAGAATGTATGAAACGCGCACACCATCAGTTAGCATCAACTAAGGTACACAAAACCATTGGAAAAACTAATAGTTTGCTAACAATGAAGGTGTATAAAAGTCTACTAAATATGCACCCCGTTGATGCACTTCAATGGGGTATTTTTCTAAAACTGAATGATAATAAAAATGTGTGAATAAATATATGTCTTTTTTGTATTGTGATCGTGAGTGTTACTTAGTCGTCCATTATCCTCGTGGTTGTTGTTACCTTAGCGGTCGCACTATGAGACACCGTGAAACACTATGAGACCCACTAAGTAACACTCAGACCCTCACACTTTTTTCTCCCATTCTATCACAGTTCCACACAGATTACAACCCCAAAGTTCACACAGTTATGAAACAGTTAGTGTTAGTGACGATCGTCAAAGTGGCATAAACAGTCACACAGACCCCGTGAAAATCGTTTATACTCGTTGTAACGAACACAGGGGGAATCACACAGCACTCAGTGATAGATAAGGGGCACACAGTTCCTCACACAAACTGCACACACTCGTGCCCCCTATCTAACACAAACTCCGTGAACAGTTAGCAACACTTAGGGACAGTTATTTGCCCCTTATTGTTGTGGCGGGCGGAGCCCGTTGCAAAAAAGTACCTTCTTTCTAACCTACAAACGTTTCCAAACGACCTACCAATAGAGATATCAAAATTTTTTTCCCACCCCTAAAAGTGCCCTTAGAAAAATTTTGCCCATAAAAAAATCCCCCCGTACCTTTCGAGGGGGGAGAAGTGTTCAACTATCCAGTCATATCAAGGGTAGAAGATTTCTATGAGTTGGGCGTTTTGAGTGACTCTGAACTTCTTACCGGACTGTACAGAACGGATCTTTGCGGTATTGGAAGCAGATGTCACGTTATGGGACTCGCCATAGCGATGCCACTTGAAGAATTGATCCTGGTATTCAATGATATATTTCATAAGTCACCGAAGCGATCCTGAAGATCTTCTTTATCTTTTTTGAGTGTTGAGAGAGCACCATCTACGAAACCACGACGGTAATCCCAAGTATCTCCTCCGAGTTGACCTTTAGCAGGGTTGATGCATTTTTCAGCATCCGGATCATCATCTCTAAGGTTATTGCAGACAAGACCAGCGAGGTCTATATCTTTACCAGGTTTGCCTGTACCTTGCCAATAGAGTTGACCCTCCATCCAGGTAGCACCACATTTCTCACATTTCTTCATGGGGAGAACAGCAGTTGATCAAAGTATTTAGATTTTAGTCTAGCGATTTCTAGACTGAGATGCAAGTAATAATGCTTTTTCAATGTACACTTGTGCTTTACGGAGGTCATCCATTTGGGATTCATGAGGTTTATGACCTGCCCGACAGATGTACTTTACGACATTACCACAGAAGAAATCTAAGTTCTGATCAGCGATGAAGTCCCATACTTGAATATTACCTTGTTGATAGTGTGCAGGACTATATTTACTCTCTGTGGTTTCAGACATGGCAATCAGTGATGTGATAAGATTATAGCATAGATGCTACATGTTGGTCAAGGAGGTTGGCAATAACTATAGAACCTTCTTGAGAGGGGTGGAGAGAGTGTGGGTTGACTAGGTTATGGTCTAGGAGTTTTTGTATTCTTGAAGAGTCTACGATCCAATTAGAGAAGTGCATACGATCTCCATGACATGGTTCACCGGAAACCTCTGCGGTCATTTGGGACATAAGGTCGGGCATCCCCTCATGTGGGAATACTATGGCGTTCTTATGGATGGTGTTTGTGGGGTTTAGAGTATCGAACCATTTATGGCGGATGCCCCTCAGGTCAAAGTACTTCTGCCAATGTTTGATATTTTCTGCAAGTTGGTAGTATTCATTCTTTTCATTGAAGTGTCTTTGGAAGTGATTGATGACGTTGAACCCGGATCTTCTCTCCCACGGTTCTTGTCGTTTAGTATGACGATTGAAAATGAATGCTCTATACTTATCGATATTATTGAAGAAGAGTTCGTCTCTATGGATAGATGTGATACCCCATAGGACGATAATGTCTTCTGGATTTTCTACTGTATTGAAGTATTCTGTTGCAAGACGGAACTGTGTTTTATTAGCAGAACCACCTTGTGCGAGGTTATGATGTTCTAAGTTATACTTCTTTGCTAAAAGTGTTCGCCAGGCATAGGGGGCATTATGGGGCGTTATGCCTCGATAACTCTGATAGGTGTCTTTATCATCTGGGTTCTTACAGGAATATGCTGCACCAACACCTTTGACCCATGAGCAACCAATCGTGACTAATGTTGTCATAAGATATCTTTCAATGCCTTTTCAAATAATATAGCGATTTCGTTATGACCATCCTGTGTTGGAAGGAGTGCATCATCAACTAGACCACCTAAGCGTAAATCACCAATACGGTCACAATCGACGTAACCAGTAGCGAAATGATGTCGATCTTGCTCATAAACTTTTCTAGATGCAATGGTTTGTGATACTAAGTCTTGCATTCCTTGATAGGGGAATACAACTTTATTAGCAGTAATGGTATTGGTTTCGTTATGGATATCATACCATAGATTACGGATACCAGACAAGTCAAAATACTTTTGCCACAATCGGATATTGTCTCTAGTCCTTTCTTCTACGATATCAATATCAAAATGATCTTCATAGTGCCTGGTGATTGAATAATCATAGTTATTATGCCGGAACTTACGATCTGCTCTAGGATTCATTGTATGAGCAGAGAATCGCATTTGAGTGTAAGCATTCCTACCATTCATGTAGATCTCATCTGAGTATAGAGTATTGATACCCCATAGGACGATGACTTCTTCTGGATTGATGTTCTGATTGAAGTAATGGGTTGCCTTACGAAATTGATTCCAGTTTGACGCACCTTGTTCTGATAAGTCGTTACACTTGAAATTATAATGCTCACCAAGAATTCTCATCCAATTCTTTTGTTTGAGTGGATAACGACCTCGTACCCAACTATCTCCTAATGTAATTAGAATCATAATGCAATTTGCTGATTGATGAGTTCTGCAATCAGATGATGACCCGCTTTGGTCGGATGATAAGAATATGGATTGACAAGACCTAATCGGACAGCAGTATCGATCCTTTTAGAATCTCTAGTGTATTGTGAGATATGATAGGAATCATTTTGTATAGAGATTCCCCTAGCATTTAGCATTTGATAGAGTACATCCCTTCGAGGTTCCTTATCAAATAACAACCGAGGAATCTCTACTCCATAGTCATGATGATTGAATGTATCGATCCAATAGTTCTCAATACCACGACCTTCAAAGTATCGATTCCAATGGAGCATTTCAAATCTCAGTCGTCTCACCTGCTCTTCGTGGTTATAATGATCTTTGACGTATTGCTTTGAATCAAAGTTGCACTTTCTCATCATGTGCTCATGAGCGGTGCCTCCGTTGCCGTACAGCACGTTACTATACCCTGCGTTGCCCTCTTTCCCCCAACGATTCGTACAATAGACCTCATGGCGTGCTGTGGAGGTGATAAACCACAACACAATTACTTTATCTTCTGCTAGTTCATTCGTAGCAAAATATTTTCTGGCATGACGAAACTGTCTCTGGTTTGACGAACCCTGGACAGAATAATTGACGTTCTTATATTGGTAGTGATCAGCAAGGATTGTACGGAAAGCATTCTGACGGCATAGTTCCTTATCCGCAGAGATGTTCCTGTACTCCATCTTGGTCATGCCGTTCTCAAAGGCAGAACCGGTCCCGAAGGTCCATGAGCAACCAAAGGTAACTAATTTTTTCATAACAAAGTCAGATCAATTTAGAGTTTTGCTTTGATTGCAGTGTCCATCCAATCTGCGATCTTTGCTTGAGATGCTGCGGTAGGCAGAATAGCGTGAGGGTTGACTGCCTTCTTCTCTACCAGATACTTTGCCCGCTTACAATCTTGATGCATGGACTGACCAGAGTGATCAGTATCTTCTTCAGGAGTCCAACCTGCATCTACAGCAAGCATGGTCATCAGAGAACGATCGTCCCTATCAGTGAACAGATAGTTGTCGGGTACCGTTGTATACTTGATCTGGTTGAGTTCATCATACCAGAAGATCTTGTACCCAAGGTTAGTCAGATAACGATTCCAGTGAGCAATGTTATATTGCAGTTGCTCGGTTTCGTTCTGTTCGTTATAGTGATTCTTGACATACTGGAACATGTCAAAATCTTTGGTCTTGAAGATATTAGCGGAGTTACCATATCCGTTGGCATACAGCACACCAACATATCCTTTGCCAGAGGCATTGAATCCTACTGAGTCATCGTTCATAAAGAGTTCATGACGGGCAAGATGAGGAACACCGACCAAAACAATGGTCTCAGCAGCATCAGTACCATCAAGAACTTCCGTCATCTTACGGAAGTTTCTCATGTTGCTACTACCAACACGAGCATGTGTAGTCAGTTCCCACCCATTCTTCTCAGCAAGAAGGTTCTTCCAGGTTAGGGGGTTATTTCGATCCTTGTCGTAAGTAGTTTCACCTGCAATGCAGCATGCAACCTTATACTCTTCCAGGGTCATACCATCAGTGTAACTCGCCCCTGTTCCTTGGGTCCAAGAAGATCCAAATGTAAGGAGTTTCATCTATGCTTCGTGCGATGGTATCGTGAGCATGATTTTCCATGCCCTCTGGTATTTATCTGATACGAGCTTCCTAAACATCAGCAATGACATCAAAGTCGTTTGGTACGCGACTATTTCTTCCATGAACTTGGTATATACCCGAAGGTATTTTCAAAATCGGTATAATATCTAGACATAATGTGAACTGCCCTCCGATATTCCTCGTCAGTCAACTCTTCAATGTCACTTGACCACTGATCTTTGAGGAATTCGTACTGTGGAGCGTTCTTTCCCATGAAGGGAACGTAGGCATTTTCATGAATTTTCTCAACTTTATATGACAAAAAGTCAGAAATCTGTTGTAATTGGTTTTTTTCTTGTTTTTTATCCCAAAAATCTTCCATTATAACAGTATAAACGTTCTCTTTACCAAAAACATCGACGTATTTGGCATAACCTTCCCGAAAATTAGAATTATTTGAGTACCAACCTTGAGAAAGATGGTAAAAAAACGTTTTTGTCTGCTTTTTTCGCCGAATTAGCGACTTGACTTTGAAATCGTGGTGATCTTTTGACCCAAAATCAAGAGTTTTGGTGAAAAGACTGCCAATTTCCGAATAAAAACGCCTTACTGGGTCGCGAAATTCCATCATGACCTTGATTTCAAAGTGATCAAGCAGTTTTGGAGCGATCATCTTCAAAAATCCGTAATCTAAACCCCAATTTCCGTTGCAAAAGTCACAGACAGCAGCGTAATCGTGTTTTATATTGTCCCAGTGCGTCAAATAGTACTCAATGTAGTCATCGATTTTGATTTTTTCCCGAAAAAAGATGTCCATCGGGGTATTCTTGGCAATTTCGTTGCGAGATGATAGAATTTTACCCCAAGGATGGTCATGTGGGCGCTTGCCCTTTGATCCCTTCAATGCAGGAGAGTTTGCTTTCTTGAAAACCTCATTGAAAGAGTCATCATTCTTCTGTAGTTTCACCAGAAACCAATTTTCTTTATAATGTCCCTGATGAGCGTACTTATTATCCAACGCAAGGGTGTAAAACATGGGCGTGGTTGCCGACCACCCGGTGCCAGGATTTATTAGTAGCGTTGGTTTCATAAACCTATATATTGTACAAAATTGGAGGTCACTTATGCCGTATGATGTCTATCTAGACAAAAAAATTATTTTTACAGAGTTGACTAAAGAGCAAGCAGAAGATATTCAGATCACAATGCAAAGAATGATCATGGCGGGTATAAAAACCGACTATACCGTCGAACAAATTAGAGTTGAATTGTCCAAATCATGAAACCCACCTTATTTTTGAATGTTGGCACCGGATGGTCTGGTACAACTCCATTATATTATACTTTAGGTTGGTATAACAAGTATTGCCATGCTGGGCATCGGAAAGAGAAGGGATATTTGTGGTTGATGAACCTGGCGGCAGAAAAAAAGACCTTTGAGCGTGTCAGATTTTACAAAGAGTTTTTTGGACCGTCAAAACAATCAACGTCAACGAGAAAACCAAAGATATTTACTCATGAGTCTCCTTATGTTGCAGGAAAGTGGACTGAGGAGGAAATAAAGTATTTTTGGTCTCCTCCGTTTACTCTACAAAAGTATATTGAGTACTACGAACGGCATTGGGACAATATCAAAGACGATTATAAGGCAGTAGCAGATTTTAGCAACCCAAACGGGTATTGTGATGAAAATTTCATCATGTCGATTGCTCCTGACCTAAAAAAACACTTTGATGTAAAAATTAGCATCGTTTTCCGAGATCCAATTCGCAGATTGTGGTCTGTGCGTCAAAAACAAAATCCTAATGACCCAGTTCGCCATTTTATGAAATCTGGCGTCGATTTTGGGTATGCAGAAATGTTTTTGAAGTGGGCAATGGCGTTTGGGTCGGAAAATTGTCATATTACGATTATGGAGGATTTCTGGAATGGAGAAACCAAACCATTGTCGGATTTTATCGGATATGAAATCAAAGAAGTCCACAAAAACGCATATGTGCCGGATTTGGGTCCAGCAGCACCCCATATACAGTATTTGAACGATCAGTGGGAATCTGACGTGATGCATATGCCAAAAGAAACTATGGAGTATGCAAAACAAATGTGTAAACCAATATATGACAATTTTAGAATGTATTTCGGTTATCTCCCCGAAAGATGGGAAATAAAGTAATATACATAGAACGCACTACTCATTCATATGTTCAATCCGTTCTCTTGGTTGATACTACAGTGGCGGTTACGTCAGATTCGTCGAATGGACCCGTTCATCTACGAAGATGATGATGATATGGATGAGGAACCAAATCCTGAAGAATGATTGGTTTTTCCGAAGGTTTTCATGACTCAGCAGTTGCAGTAGTTCATGAAGACAGAATTATCTTTGCCACACACGGCGAAAGGTACTCAAAGAAGAAACATGACAAATATCTTTGTGATGAAGCTGCATTTATGGCGGAAGCACTGAATACCTATGATGGTGTCTATGCTTTCTATGAAAAACCTTTTCCTAAACGGATGAGGCAGTTTTTTGCTGGACAGAAGCATTGGAACAAACCTAGGGAACTAAGATTTCGTCCTACGGTAGATTTTACCCATCATTTGTCTCATGCTGCCGCAGCATTCCAAACTTCGGTGTTTGAGCAGGCAGCATGTGTTGTTGTAGACAGTATTGGCGAATTTGACTGTAGTTCAGTCTGGGTTGCCAATATGATTGACGGAAGAGCGAAATATACGAAAGTCTGGTCTAAGAAGTATCCAAAGTCGATTGGTCTTTGGTATTCTGCTCTAACGAAGTATGCTGGTCTTCGTCCTTTGGATGAAGAGTATATTTTTATGGGTATGGCGGCATTTGGTGAAAATAAGCACGAAAACCAACTCAGACAACTCCTAGCAGAAAATAATCACCGGGGAATCAATATTGACTTCTCCAACTCAACTTTTGACTTGGCAAAGAGTGCTCAAGTTGTTTTGGAAGAAGAACTGACCAAAATCTTCAAGATAGCACTTGAGTACAGCAATAACGTTTGTTATGGTGGTGGGGTTGCTCTAAACTGCGTTGCTAACACCAAACTGCGGGAAATGTGCAATCTATGGATTATGCCTAACCCAGGAGATGCTGGAGCGGCGTTAGGTGCTGCATTGTTGGTATCTGGCAAGAAAGTGCAGTGGACGCCTTACTGTGGACATAATATTGAACGTAAGGTTGATCCTAAGGATGTTGTTCAGTGTTTGCTTGAAAATGGCGTTGCGGGTGTTGCAAATGGCAGAGCAGAGTATGGTCCCCGTGCTTTAGGCAACAGATCACTTCTAGCGGATCCTAGGAAAGCCGAGAACAAGGAAAAAGTAAATCGCATCAAAAAACGCCAGGAATTCCGGCCTTTTGCTCCTGCAATCCTAGAAGAGCATTGTCAGGATTATTTTGACATGAATCATTCGCATTCTAGGTATATGTCATATGTCTATAATTGTTTGCGTCCTGAGGAGATTCCTGCTGCTGTACACGTCGATAATAGTGCACGAGTACAAACTGTACCTGAGACCTCTAGCAGCATCCTAAGACCTATCCTAGAGGAGTGGTATCGTGTCACAGGTTGTCCTGTACTACTCAACACTTCATTGAACATAAGGGGCAAACCCATGGTCAACGATTGGGGTGATGCACTGGATTTTCAGGCAAAGTATAACGTAAAAGTGTTCTAATTGTGCTAACCTATATAAGGTGGTATAATTGAATTGACAAACCTTTCATTTCATGGCAAAAGGATTCAAGGTGGTTACGACTCCACCTGAAAGCGAGGACGCTGCAAAAAAGTCTGATGAGTTTAGTATTGAAGCTGCCCGCGAACTGGTAAAGGGAAAAACGTTTGTTTTCTGTCTTCCCGGTCGTACGGTTTCATATATCTACCTGAAGAATTTTGTACAACTCGCTTTTGAGATTGTGCAACGTGGAGGTTCTTTGCAGATCTCCCAAGACTATTCGTCCATGGTCAATTTTGCCCGATGTAAATGTCTGGGCGCTAATGTTCTCCAAGGTCCAGATCAGAAACCTTGGCAGGGCAACCTGAAGTATGATTATCAGTTGTGGATTGATAGTGATATTGTTTTCGGTCTAGAGCAGTTCTACCGTCTCCTTTGGATGGATAAAGATATTGCTGCTGGTTGGTATGTGACTGAAGACGGACAGACTACCTCTGTTGCTCACTGGTTGGAAGAAGAAGATTTCAAAAACAACGGTGGTGTGATGAACCATGAGATGCTGGATGGCATCCAGAAGCGTCGTAAACCGTTCACTGTGGACTATACCGGTTTTGGTTGGTTGCTGATCAAGCACGGAGTCTTCGAGCACGAGAAGATGAAGTATCCTTGGTTTGCTCCACAGATGCAGGTCTTTGAATCTGGTGAAGTACAAGACATGTGTGGCGAAGATGTGTCATTCTGTCTTGAAGCACAGAAGGCAGGTTTTGAAATTTGGTGTGATCCTAAGTGTCGAGTTGGACACGAAAAAACTCGAATTATCTGATACGCATATATAATTGAGTCTGTGGTATAAGTATATGGATCTATATGATATTTGGGTGTGTGGGAAGAAAGTTTACGCTTCCATCACAGAAGCGGAAATGGAAGAATATTCTCAAGATCTTGCTGACGAATATTATGCAAATGGATATCCACACCCAGATGATGTAGAGATTTGTTACCTAGGACATGAGGGGGTCTGAAAAGACCTCCTTTTTTGTGCCTCTAAATAGATAAATATACGAGATATTAGGGTCACTGTGCCGATTCAGAGAACGTCGGAGGGTTTCAAGGATATTTCCTTATCCATGAAAACTCATCCAGTTACTAAAGACATAATTCCTCTGAAGAACGAAGATGCCATCAAGCGTTCAGTTCAAAACTTGGTCCGTATCCGATTAGGCGAAGTATTTTTCAATACACTTCTGGGAACAAGAATTACCGCTTCGTTATTTGAATTAGCGAACGATGATTACATTGATCCCATTCGAGGAGAGATTGAGACTACAATAACCAACTTTGAACCAAGGGTTGACTTGACAGACATTCAGGTTATTAGCAAACCCGATGATAATGCACTTGCGGTGACTATTAGTTACGACATTGTGGGACTGACTAGACCTGCTCAGTCGGTATCATTCGTACTTGAACCTACTAGGCTATAATGGCACTCACCCAATTTACCAATCTGAATTTTGAGGACATCAAGAGGTCCATCAAAGACTATCTGAGGGAGAACAGTAACTTCACAGATATGGACTTTGAGGGGTCTAACCTCAGCATCCTAATCAATATTTTAGCGTATAATGCTTATAGCACTGCCTATAACACCAACATGGCGGTCAATGAGACTTTCATTGACTCTGCAACGCTGAGGGAGAACGTTGTATCCCTGGCACGAAACATTGGATATGTTCCTCGTTCAGCAAGAGCAGCGCGTGCTCTGGTTGCCATTGACCTTTCTAATCTAGCATCTGATACTGAGACTGTAAGTATCCAACCTGGCATTGTTGCCAATGGTTCTACTAATGATACCAGTTTCTTGTTCTCCATTCCTGAGGAGATCACTTTCCCAGCAGACAATGGTGAAGCTGGAGCAAACATTGAGATTTATCAAGGACAATATATCAAGAATACTTTTACCGTAGATCAGTCACAACCCAATCAAAGGTTCGTGATCCCCAACAACAATGTTGACACCTCTACGATCAAAGTCAAGATCAAAAATAGTGCTTCTGACAATACTAGCGTTGATTACAATCTAGTTGACACTATTGTTGGTGTCACCTCTACGTCCAACATTTATTTGCTCCAAGAAACTTCTGACGAGAAGTATGAGGTCTTGTTTGGTGATGATATCTTTGGCAAAAAGTTGTCATCCGGTAATGTCATCGAAATTGGTTACATCAAGACCAATGGTAAGGTGGGTAATGGTGTCAAGCAGTTCAACTTCTCAGGCACCCTGAAAGATCAGGATGGTGCTACTGAGTCTGGGTTTAGTGCTGCTCTAGTTGCCCTAGAAGCGTCTCAGAACGGCGATAGCATTGAACCATTGGAGAGTGTCAAGTATTACGCTCCCCGCCTCTATGCGTCCCAATACAGGGCAGTGACGGCAAATGACTATGAAGCAATCCTCCCGGCAATCTTCCCTAACATTGAGTCGGTTAGTGCCTATGGTGGTGAGGAGTTAGATCCTCCCCAGTTTGGTCGGGTTTACATTGCTGCGAAACCCAAGAATGGTTCTTTCTTGTCAAACTTGACTAAGAAGAATCTTCTGACTGACTTGAAGAGTTATTCTATTGCTGGAATTGTTCCTACGTTCATTGATCTCAAGTTCCTGTATGTTGAGATTGACTCATATGTTTACTACAACTCCAACTTTGTTGGAGATATTGACAACTTGAAGACTAATGTTATCAAAGCTCTTTCTACTTTTGGGTCTGGCAAGGAACTCAACAAATTCGGCGGCAGATTCAAGTACAGTAAGATTCTATCTACGATTGACAATGTTGATACTTCTATCACTTCAAATATCACCCTAGTGAGAATGAGAAGGGATTTGATTGCCAAAGTCAATCAGTTTGCCCAGTATGAGATTTGTTTCCTCAATACCATGTATGCACCTGATGAGCAGTATAACATCCGGTCTACCGGATTTACTGCGTCTGGTGTTGTTGGAACTTGTTACTTCAGTGACCAAAAGGTAAGTGAAGATAAGGGTACGATCTTTATGTTCCAGATTCTTCAGGATGATAGCGTCAAAGTTATCACCAAGAACCTTGGTCGAATTGATTATGCTAAAGGTGAGATTGTTCTTGATACCATCAACATCACATCCACTCTTGTGGGCGACAATATTATTGAGGTTGAGGCAATTCCTCAATCAAACGATGTTCTTGCAAAGAACGAACTGTACTTGCAGTTTGATGTCTCTAAGAGCAACTTCTACATGAGGAAGGATAGTATTGCAACCGGTGCCAATACTTCTGGATCACAATTCGTCCCACAGTCCAGTTACTTTGCTGACAAGAAGGTCCGTGGAACTGTTATAACTAGCACTGGTGCATCTAACTAGAAATAGTATCGGAATAAATGATAGAGACCTCTCTTAGCCGAGTAAAAATACACGAGGTTGTTCAAAGTCAAATTCCTGCGTCTATAGATGCTGAGAATCCTGATTTTGGAGAGTTTCTAAAGCAGTATTACATCTCCCAGGAATACCAGGGGGGATCGGTTGATATTGCGGAAAACCTGGTTGAATATAAAGGTCTCGACTTTCTCAACAATGAAAACCTGATTGGTTTTACATCACTCACGTCTTATCGTGATGGTGCACAAAAAACCATTGAAGTTGTGTCAACAAAAGGTTGGCCTAATAGGTATGGTCTGCTGAAGATCAACAATGAGATCATTACCTATACTGGTATCACCACAAACTCTTTCACTGGTTGCACCCGTGGTTTCAGTGGTATTGAAAATAACGCTAAAACCAACCAACCTGAGTATCTGACCTTCAGCACCAGTGGTGTAGGCACTCATGATGTTGGTGCAAGGGTAGAAAATCTTAGTAATGTTTTCTTGACCCAGTTCCTGAAGAAACTCAAGAAGCAGGTGTTGCCTGGTTTCTCGGAGCGTCCATTGCACGGTAGGGTTGATCAATCCAACTTTATCCGTCAAGCAAAAGATTTTTATCGTTCCAAAGGAACAGAAGAAGCATTCAAGATTCTGTTTGGTGCTTTGTATGGCGAACCGGTTGAAATGATTCAACCTGCCAAGTTTATGATTCGTCCTTCTTCGGCGGATTATGTCACTAATGATGTCATCATTGCTAAAGGTATTAGTGGTGATGCCCTGAAAATTGCTGGAGAATCTTTAGAGCAGGACACTTCTCCTACTAAGACTGAAGGATCGATCTACAATGTCGAGTCTGTTATTGTTGGTCTCACAACATATTACAGCATTGCTATTTCTGAGAACACCACTTTCGGTGAGTTCCAACAAACAAACAAGTCATTCACAACTATTGAAGCACCCCTTGGTGCTACTTCCATCTTTGTCGATTCTACCGTTGGTTTTAGCACTAGTGGCAATATCAAAGTAGATAATAGAGTCCTTAGATATAATAACAAAAGTTATACTAAATTTGATCTTGATGTTGCTTGTCCGGTTGCTATTTCTATTGGGTCAACAGTAACTCAAGGAATCAATGCAAGGTCTTATGAAAATGGAGACTTGCAACGCCCAGTTGAACTGGAGATTGTTGGGTCTCTCTCCAAATTCAATGGAGAGGCAGTCAATCAACAGAAAGGCAGTGACATCAATGTCAAGACTCTGGGTATAGAGCAGAATGATCGTCGCTGGTCTAGTTGGATCTACAATACCGCTGTATCTTATGGTATTCTAGAATTTACCGCAAACGGTTCTAACAACTACAATATCAAACTTGACACCGATCATGTTTTTATTGCTGGTGACACAGTTGACATCATTGATGTTGATAATGTCGTAATTCCTGGCACTATCACTGCTTCTATCTCTGATGATAGCATCACAGTTGCTTGTTCAACTCTTACTCCACAAAAACGCTATAAAATCCGTCGTAATCTGAAAGTCAACCAGCAAGTTATTGCTGACGTTCAGAACACTTATTCTGATCCAGACGATAGTGTCTTTGTTGCATCAAATAGCATTCCTCACTGGCAGATCAATCCTTCTAAGAGAGATCGTGCTTTCTTCACTCCAAACAGTGCCACTAATCTGATCGACATTACCGATCACCATCTTTATGATGGCGATCAGGTTGTTTATCAGAACATTCTTGGCACTGCACTGACCAACCTTACTGAGGGTGAGTCTTACTTTGTCAAGAGGATCAGTGATAGTCAGATTGCTCTGGCATTTACTCCCGAGAACGTTCGTAGTGGTCAGTATATTGATGTATTCACCGCAGCAGATATCGGTGCCTCCCAGTCTGGGTTACTGACTCCTACAATTTTCTACAACACCGACTTAGGTGCTCAGAAACTGCTGCGTAAATTCAACAAACCAGAATTTTCCGCGACTGGTCCAGTCAAAACTGTACAGGGCGGCGTTGGTCTGTTTGTCAACGGTGTTGAGATCTATTCATATAAAGCAACTGACAAGATTTTCTATGGTTCTCTGCAATCTGTCACTGTCCTGAATAGTGGTGATGGATATGATGTCATCAATCCTCCCCGTCTATCGGTTGCACAGGCAGGACACACCGGAGTGGGTGCATCTTGCATTGCACAGATGAAAGGCACCTTACAGGAGGTCCTGGTGGACGATGACGACACTGTGGGACTTGATTACGAGGAAGTTCCTACAGTATCCATCCTTGGCGGCAACCATAAGGATGTTGTGGCACGGGCAAAGATGAAAACTGTACCCCGAGTCATTGATTTTGACAGTACAACAACTGGTGGTGTGGTAAACACCTCAACAGATACCTTCCTGTTTGCCAAACCTCATGGATTTACAAATGGTGAGGAGATTATCTATACTACGAATGGCACAAGCAATATTGGTATTGGCACGACACCAGGAACCCTTATTGATTCTGCATCGTATTTTGTAAGGAAGATTGATGACTTCTCATTCCGTCTTTCTGAGACCAAAGCAAATTCTTTGGCGACAAATGTTGAGGTCATTATTCCTATCACTGGTAGTGGTGGAGGTATTCAAAGATTCACCTCTGTTAGGAGACGTAGCAGGATTGATGAGATCCTGATTGAAGGAACCGGTTCTTTCCATAATAGGGAAATCACCACTATTGCTGGTATCAATACATTTACTAACAGCATTGAAATCAACAACCACGGATTCAACAGTGGCGATGTTGTTGTCTATAGTTCTGATATTGCAAACATTCAAGGTTTGGTTGATGACAGTCAATACTTTGTGTCCAAAGTCTCTGATGACATTTTCCAACTGACTACTGACAAAAATAATCAAAATGTTATTGCACTGAACGGTCCTGGGTCAGGAACGCATACCTTCAAAGATCCTGCGATTCAGGTTCTTGTTAGTGGTCGTCAGGGCATTACAACTTCTAACACTACGGCAACTCCTATTGTACGAGGTTCTGTTCAGAACGTCTTTGTTACCGTTCCTGGTGATAACTTTGGTTCTACCGTAATCAATGATAACTTCAGACCAGAAATCAACACGGTTATTGGCAAAGAAGCATTCTTGCAACCGTTCATCGTCAATGGTCGAGTAGATCAAATTATCATCAAGTCTGGTGGTAAAGATTTCTTCAGCACCCCAGATATTGTCATCACTGGTGACGGTGTGGGTGCAAAGGCGAAAGCAGTTGTTTCTAATGGTCAGATTGTTGCCATTGAGATGATTGAAAAGGGTGGTAACTACACCCAGTCCCAAACTACTGTTGCAGCAAAGACTCCTGGTGGTCATGCAATCTACTCTGCTAATCTGAATGAGTGGACTATCAACCAGGTGAATCGATATGCACGTTTTGGTGATGTATCTACGGATGATGGTTATTACGAAGTTGCCAAGGACAGCAATCTTGGCAACCCTTACGTAAATTACTATGCACCACGTAACTTGAGGGATTATCTCCAAGATTCTGGCGGTGACCACTCACCCATCCTCGGTTGGGCGTATGACGGCAACCCCATTTATGGACCCGTAGGATTCAAGAATCCCAACGGTAGCGGTCTTCTTGGATATATGCAATCCAGTTATGTGAAATTGTCTGGTCAGCGTACTAACGGTCCTAGTATCGCAAACTATCCTGCTGGATTCTTTGTTGAGGATTACACATACAGACCTGGTTTTGGTGACCTTGATGAACATAATGGTAGATTTACTGTCACTCCAGATTATCCAAACGGAGTGTATGCATACTTTACTACGGTAACTAGTAACCAGATTTCTAACTCTGGAAGTCCTTTCAACAATGGCAGAGAACCCATTTTCCCATATGTTGTGGGAGATTCTTATAGATCTCAACCAGAGGTATTGAACCTAGGATTCGGATTTGACCAACAGCATGATCCCTTGAAGTACAATCTGGTCAGGAATACTAGAAACTACAACATCAATTCATATGATTTCGTCTCGAACTCGCAGAAAAATACATTCGTCCAATCCCGAATCGTCTCGACAAACACTGGTGGAATTACTTCACTGGACATTATTGATGGTGGTAATGAGTACGGTGTTGGTGACAACGTGGTATTTGATAACAGTGAAACCAACGGATTTGGCGCAATCGCCCACGTTTCAAAAATTAGTGGCCCGATCATTAGTTCTTTCACATCGACTGTAAACAGTTTCCCTGATACTACGTTTGTATATACCGGTGGCAGTGTCACTGGTATTACCACTGTTCCTCATAACCTAGTTACTGGAACTTCGCTTAGGGTAGATGATGTCTCTTCTACCCTGCATGACGAACTTGAAGGTCGTCATACTGTTACGGTAAGTTCTGTCAAATCTGGTCTGTCTACCACAATCAATGCCCTAGGCGTCAATGGTGGTATTACTACCAGTGTCAAGATCAGTGATGATCCATCTAAATTTGAAATTGATGACATCATCCGCATCAATAGTGAGCAGTTCCGTATTTACAGAATTGATACTGCAAGAAATGAACTTGACCTGCTACGTGCCCAAAATGGCACTGCTGGTGTAGCTCATACTAACGGTTCACGTATTGATCGTCTTGAGCGTAAGTTTACCTTCGATCTTCCGAGTTGCGACTCCACCCCACTAGATGAACGTGTCTATTTTGATGCCACTTCCCAGTTGGGTATTGGTGCATCTATTGGTCAAGGAGAAACCCATACTATCACCAACCAAAGAATCTTAGGCACTGGTGGTACTCGTGACATCCCCAAGGGCACTATTTTCCTACCCAACCATCCGTTCAAGAACGGTGAAAAAATTACTTACAACTATGATGACGGCACTGCCATTCAATATTTGACTGCTGGTGTTGGCACTGCTTCTGGTTGGTCTGCTCCTCTGCCCGAAACTCTGTTCGTTCAAGTTGTTGACAACAGCACTGTTGGTGTTGTCACCATGCAGAACCAAATCAATTCTCCTAATAGTCGGGCACTGTTCTACAGCAACATTGGTGTTGGCAATACCCACTCCTTCAAAACAGTTAGAGGAGAAATCACTGCCACAATTCAAATCACTGATGTAACTGCTACCACCAAGAATCCCCATACTCTGCGTCCTGGGGATGAGATTGATATGAACATTGTTTCCATGGGAACTAGTTCTATCGCTCTTACCTACAATCCTGGCAACAGGTTTGTGAGTATTGGTAACTCAGCAAATCCCAAAGTCACCGTTGTTGATGGTGATCTGCTTGAGTTTGACATGTCTGATTCGTCTTTGTCAAATACTAAACTCGGATTCTATCTAGATTCAACGTACCAGAAGTCTTTTGTTGGTTCCGGTAAATCTACTATCGAAGTTAGTTACAGTGGTGCCCCTGGTTCTAGTGGTGCTAAGGCATCTGTACACTTCACCCCAGAAGTTCCTAGAACTCTATTCTACAAGTTAGAATCACTTGATACTTCTAAGATTATTGAAGTCGATGACTCTATTGACGATTACGGTAAGATCGTAGTCACACAAAGTGATTTTACGACCAAAGCATCTATTAGTTCTGTTACTAGCGACACATTCAAGTTCAACATTTTTGAGAACCCAGAACGTGTTGGATATACTTCAGTAACAGCAGATATCAATTATACCACGACTTCTCTTACTGAGAAAGGTCCAATCGCTGATCTGCTCTTGGTTTCTAAGGGTACTCGTTATAGAGATCTTCCGCAAGTAACTGTTGGGTCAACAACTGGTACATCTGCATTGCTGCGTGCTTCTGGTTCAAACGTTGGCAAGTTGGATACTGTAGAAATCATCCAGTCTGGTTATGATTATCCATCAGATAAGACTCTGCGTCCAGAAGCAGAGATGCCTCAGGTTCTCTTCCTGAAGGACAACTTCACCGTCTCTAACGTTGCTATTACCAGCACTGGTAAGAAATATCTGACTGGTCCAGACTTGGTAATTTATAACACGAAGAAGAATGAAGTCAATGCTGGCACTGAATTCAAAGTAGATCTTCTTGGTTCTAGTGTATCTAATGTTCGCATTGTCCAGGGAGGTAACAACCTGAGCAGTGGTGACAATAAACTGGTTGCTATCAACAACAGCAATGGAGTTGGTATTGTAACTGTCACATATAGTGCTCCTAATGTCACTCTAACTCTGAAGACCCCAGAGACTGGATTTGATGCAACTAACATGCCATTCGCAGTTGGCGATAAAGTGTTCGTTGAGAACGTTGGTGTGACATCCGGCCATGGATATAACTCATCCACATTTGGATTTGATACCTTTACTCTAACAGCAGTCAATCCGGCTGTTGGTCTTATCAACAAAGCAACGATTACTTATGAGGTCCCCGTTGATCCTGGCGTCTATGATCTGGGAACCTTTGGCACTGTTAGTAACGATAAGGACATTGCCAAGTTTGATGTGACTCTCGATGAAGGTAAATTCTTCAAAGGTGAGCGAATTATCAATATGCGTAATTCTGAGACATCTAGAATTGTCTCGGGTGAAGGTAAAGTAAGAAATGTTATTCGTGTCAACAATGTTGACGAATTCCAAGTTGGAGACAGCATTACTGCTGAACTCTCCGGTTCGGGTGGAACTATCGAGAGGATAGAAACTTTCAAAGGAAACTTTGATGTTGGTGTTGTATTCAAGAAACGTTTTGGATGGGAAAATGATGTCGGACAACTGTCTAACTTCTATCAACGCATCCAAGACAGTGATTACTATCAATCGTTTGCATACTCTCTGAAGAGTAACGTTGGAATTGCTTCTTGGAGTGAACCAGTTGATGCACTGGCACATATTGCCGGATTCAAAAAGCATTCAGACATGCTGATTCCGTCGCAACCCACTGGTGTTGGTCAAACCTCTACTACTGGTGTTGGCGTAGGAACTATCTCTAAGTCTGTGGTCCTGATTGACAGCGAAGATTCCCTGTCCAATATTCATAACTTCGACTTGGTTTATGAAGAACCAAATGCAACCAACACTGTAAGTGACAAGATTATTTTCAATGCACAACGTTTTGGTTCTTCTCTGATCTGTAAGTCTAACCGCGTTTTGGAGATTGATGATATCAGTCCCCAGTTCTATGATGATCCTAACCTCATCCGAACAGTTGCTATTGACTCTTTTGACACCACTTCTGCCAACAGTCCTGTTTGTGTCAAGTATTATGCTCAGGTTGTCCTAGATTCTTCTCTGGGAATTTCCTACAATGCTACTCAGTATTGTGAGTTTGCTGTATTCACAGACGGAACTGACGCATATATCAACCAGTATTCTGATCTGTCAGATGCATTTGATTTGGGCGAGTTTGTTGTACAACAGAACGGAAATATTGTTGAGGTTTCTTTTGAACCCTACAACAACACTTTCACTTACGACATCACGTTCTATAAAGAAGCAGTTCTCAAATCTCTTGGTGTAGGAAGCACTTCTTATTCCAACATCGAGAAGATTGGTATTGCTTCTGCTTTCTCTGCAACTGGTTCTCCCGCAACACATACTATTCAAGATATTGATGCTTCTGACTTCAAGTCAGGAACAATTTTGGTTGTTCACTCTAGCAATACAGAAACTGATCTTGAGGAATATAACTTCTTGGCAGATGGCACTGGTGGAGTCCTGTTCTCAGATTATGGCAACATGAATTCTGGTAGCACCTTGGGAGATTTTGACGTTGTTCAAAATAGCGGAGTTCTCAAACTCCAATATACTCCCGCAGCAAACCAGGCAGTTACCATTAGAACTTTGACAACCTCTGTTGGTGTTGCTACCACTGCTGGACTGAATGTTTCGGAGATTCCTAAACTTGAGGTGGGTGATGCTGAGTTGAATGCTACTCGCACAGAGATTGCTGCTACTGGATCTCCTTCCGCAGTTATTGTTTCTTCCAAGGATTACACTAACTACACTTCTGTGAAGTATTTGATTCAAGTGCATAACACCACTGATGATGAATACTCCGTGTTCAACGTATCCGCAAATGCGTTTGCTGGATATTCAAATTATAACGTATACAATAACCTGTCTAACGCTACTCAACAGAAGCGTGATATTCGAGCCATAGATATAAACATCAGTGGCAATAATATGCGTTTGAGGTTTACGCCACTAGCAAACAAGGACTATGTTGTCCGGGTTTCTGAAATCCGAATTGACAAACCCGATAACGTCGCAAACGACACAACCATAACACTCTAATGGGATTTCAAATAGGATCCGTCAACAAAAAATTCAACGCTGAGAAAGAGACCTTCCTCAATCAGTTTACTCTGAGACATGAGGGAGATCCTCTGTTCAAGAAAGAATTTGTTGGGGATAGTACAACCGATATTCTTTTAGGTGATGATTCGATTGTCATCCCGAACCATTTCTATCGGACTGGTGAAGAACTGGTATATGATTCCCATCCCAATGTAGATTTTACCGGATCTACTTTTCCTATTGGCATTCAGCATGGACAGAACGGCACTGGTGCTGGAACCACCTTGCCCAAGAGTGTATTTGCAATCAAAGTTGACGAGAATAAGATCCGGCTTGCAGCAACAAAAGCATTAGCATTACAGAATTCTCCCATTGGTCTCACAACTGTTGGTGTAGGTGCCACTCACGCTTTTACTGCAAAGAAACTAAACACCAAGTGTATTATCCTGATTGACAATATTGTTCAGTCACCGGTTTATCCACGTCAGAATGCTACTGCATCAGTGGTCTCTGTCTCTAACAATACACTTGTTCTAGATGATGCTAGTATATTTGAAGCAGGTAGTCTCATCAAAATCAATGATGAGATCATGGCGGTTGAAGTTACCAACAGTGGTGGCAATGCTAACACCCTTCTGGTAAAGAGAAGTTGGTTGGGAACTAGATTACAAACCCATGCTGCTGGCGACACCGCCATGCTGGTGTTTGGTGATTACAATATTATTGGCGATAAGATTACTTTTGTAGACGTTCCTTTTGGTGGCAATCGTAGACAAGTTGGTATCAATTCAAGTAATATTGTTGGTCTAGGAACAGATCATAATTTTACTATTCTTACTGAGAGTCTTGAGACTGGAAGTGCCGTCAAACTTCGTTCATTGACACCACCTTCTCCACTTGTTTCTAACAGGGAATACTACATTATCCAATCTGAACCAAACACATTCAAGTTTGCAGATACTAAAGATGACGCTGTAACCAATCAACCCATTGCACTGACCTCTGCTGGTATTGGAACTCATACCCTGGTCTTTGCTGATGACATTGTTGGTAGTTCTTTCCAAGGCAGAGCATTTACTCGTAGTGACTACGACGGCAATATTGTCATGGATGATGTTGCACAGAACTTTACTGGTATTGGCAAAACCTTTACCCTGACTTCTGGCGGCAGCAATACTGTAGGCATCACCAGTGATTTTGGTGCAATTCTGATCAATAATATTTTCCAGAAACCTTCCGAAGACTACACTTTTATTGGTGGTTCTGCAACAGGTATTACTTCTGTTAGGTTTACTGGAACACAAACTCCTGGTGGAGTAGATGTTCTCAGCACCGTTGATGTCAATGCTAACAAACTGCCTAGAAAGGGTATCATTGTTTCTATTGGCAATAGTCAAGGTTTTGGATATGAACCCGGATTGTATGATGATGTCAAATTAGAAAGCGCCAACACTGGTGTAGGTGCCAGCATCTCTGTTGAAATTGGTATTGGAAAGAGTCTGGGTGAGTTTACAATCACCAACCCTGGTTATGGATATACTGTTGGCGAGACCCTGAATGTAGTTGGTATTCCTACAGTTAGCAGCATTGGAGCAAATTTCCAGAACGCTATCTTTACCGTAGAAGACACCGCAGACGATGAGTTTGCTGGTTGGGTGTTTGGTAAGTTGCAAATCCTGGATGACATTAGTGATCAATTCAATGGTCGTAAGACTACGTTCCAACTGAAGAATAACAATGTCGTTCTTAGTATTGAAAAGCAGGAAGGTAGTCCGATTAGTCTTGACGATGTTCTACTAATCTTCATCAATGATGTCCTGCAAAAACCAGGTGTTGCATATAACTTCTCTGGTGGAACTAGGATCGAATTTACTGAACCTCCTGTAGCAGGTTCTAGTTGCCAAATTCTATTCTACCGGGGAACCGACTCCGACATTGACACTGCTTCTGCACTTGAGTCTATCAAGAAAGGTGATGGTGTCAAGATTATTGATCAGGATTCTAGAGTTGCTCGTGACATCCTGACTCGTGACACCCTTCTTACTACAAACTACAAGGGTCCCGGTATCACTGACGTGGTAGATCCACTGCGTCCTTTGCGGTGGACCAAGCAGAGAGATGATCTCTTTGTGGAGGGGGTAAAGGTTAGTAAGTCCCGTGCCGAACTTGCTGGTAATGTCTTCCCATCTTCCCGAGCAATCAAAAACATCGCTAGCACCGACAGCGTTATTTACATGCAAGGTGGTGCTCTTGGATTCCGATTCAGTGAGGGAAATACTTTCAATCCAACATCAGACTTCCCGATCAGGATTGTAGATACTGCCAGACCCACCACTGGATTTGGTCTTACTACTTATCAGACGCCTGTTGTCAGTATTGAAAGTGCCAACATTGCAGGTGACCAAGGTACTATCTGTGGCGTGGGTGTGAGTGCTCAAGCACTGCAACTACATTTACACATCCCATTGAATGCCCAAGCGCGGGTCAATAAATATGGAGGTATATCCAAGACCGGTATTGGCACAGGTGACTACTTTGTCATCTCTAGATCTAATGTTGGTACTGGTGTAACCGCACTCACTCAAGACAGAACTGGAACAGTTGGCATTGCTACAGAGTTCCTAGATGGTGTATACGAAGTATCGCACATCGAAGATCTTGCCTCTCAAGTTGTGAGAGTTCATGTCAATATCCAAACTAATCATGGTCTAGCACCAGGATTTGTTGGTCTGAGTAGTGATGTGGGTAACAACTACGGCACATTTAGTTGGGCGAAAGTTACCTGCGGAAACATAGGAACCTCATTTGCTGTCAACTCTACAGAAGGTCTGGTGGGTCTATCCACTGCACCTGAAGTGGTGAGAACTAGCAGATTGCTCTTGGATCTCCCATAAATAAAACGATAAAGTTCAATAGCGTAATGCCAGCCATTATAACTGACCAAATCAGGGTGTTGAACGCATCTAACTTTGTCAGCGGAATCTCAACCACTGATAACAGTTATTATGTTTTTATTGGCTTGCCGAACGCCACTGATGTTGCATCTGATTGGAACACCAACACCCCGTCGCCCATCGATAACTTTGATGAGCACGATAAGATCTATGATACGTTGATTTCTGCAAAGAAAATCAATTCGTCTGATGTCCTTCGAGTTATTCGTAAGAATAACTGGACGAGTGGTTCCATCTATGAGATGTACCGTCACGACTACAGTATTGACAACCTGAGTCCTAATACTAGTTCTACTAGTCTCTATAATTCCAACTATTACATCATCAACTCGGACTTCCGGGTTTATGAGTGTATCTACAATGGTGCTGCACCATCAAACAGTGGTAAGGGGATTATTTCTCTCCAAGAACCTGTGCACACTGATCTCCAACCTCGTTTGGAAAGTGATGGATATATTTGGAAGTATCTGTATACAATCAAACCCAGCGACATTATCAAGTTTGATAGTGCTGACTACATTCCTGTCCCCCGCGACTGGGGAACTAACACGGATGTACAAGATGTTCGGAACGCTGCTGTTGACGGAAAGATTGAAGTCATTGTCATTGAGAACGTTGCTAGTGCATCATACCAATTCTCTGGCACAAAGAATGGCGTCCCCATCCGTGGAGATGGTCAAGACGGCGTAGCGTCTGTCACTTTCGTCAATGGCAAACCTACCAATGTGCAGGTCACAAACGGGGGCACCGGGTACACCTTTGCAACTCTTGACCTCGATTCCGTCGTCAATGGTTCTGGCGCATCCTTCTCAGTAATCATTCCTCCTCCAGGTGGACATGGTGCTGACGTTTATCGTGAGTTGGGTTCTAACAAAGTTCTCGTTTATTCACGTATCGAGAACTCTGACGTTACCAATCCTGACTTCCCCACCGGTAACCAGTTTGCTCGTATCGGCGTTATCAAGAATCCTCTTGTTAGTGGCAGCACTAACCTGTTGGACGCCCCCACCGCATCAGGTCTTTACGGTATTCGTTTGACTGGTGCTGCCTCTACGACTATGGCGGTCCAGACTGACGGTGAGGTGTCTCAGACAGTAGGTGTTGGTTCTACTGCTATTGGTAAAATTATTGGTTACGACACTGTAACTCAGGTCCTACAGTATTGGCAAGATCGTAGTGTTGCCAATGGAGATGCAGCGTCCATGCATCAATACCGTCTAAATAGGTTTACGAAAACCCCTGGTACAGGCGGATCTTTGAACGTTGTGGTCCAAACAACCACTGGCACAGAGACACTTGCTATCGATAGTGGGTTCACGGGAGTATCAACAACTGTGAACAACCGTACTTATTACTTCGGACAAACTTTCAATTCTGGTATTGCTTCTCCTGAAATCCAAAAGTATTCTGGCGACATTATCTACTTAGATAACCGTCCTGAAGTTACTAGAGCGACAAACCAAAGAGAAGATATCAAAATTATCTTAGAATTCTGATACGATGCCACAGAACACCAACCTAAACGTCAGTCCATATTTTGACGACTTTGATTCTGAAAAGAATTTCAACAAAGTTCTGTTCAAACCAGGATCTCCTGTCCAAGCGAGAGAACTAACAACTCTACAATCTATCCTACAGGGACAGATTGAGAAGTTTGGTAAACATATTTTCAAAGAGGGATCTGTTGTAATCCCTGGTAAGTTCAACTATGACTTTGACTACACGTATGTCAAAGTGGAGTCTACGTTCTTTGGTGTTCCGGTAGAACTCTACTACGACAAACTGGTTGGTCTCCGTATCAAGGGCAAGACTTCAGGTGTCATTGCTCAGGTTGTTCTTGTTCTGTCGTCTGAAGAGTCTACTGATAACTGTACTACAATCTATCTGAAGTACGAGACCAATTCTGACGACCTCTCAACATCCACTATGTTGGATGGCGAGAACTTGGTTACCCTGAGTGACTTCACTTATGGTGTGACGACTATTACTGAGGGTTCTGACTTCGCCACTGCTCTCAATTCTAACGCAACTGGTTCTGGTTCTGCGTTCACTCTGGTCCGTGGTGTCTTCTTTGCACGTGGTGCTTTCGTTGAAGTACCCACTCAGACCCTCCTGCTGGACCAGTACAACAACAAACCCTCCTTCCGGGTAGGATTCCAGGTAGTAGAGGAAATCATCACTGCTGTAGAGGATCCTACGCTGTATGACAATGCAGCAGGTTTCTCTAACTTTACTGCTCCGGGTGCTGATCGACTGAAGATCAGTCTTGCTCTGACCCGTAAGCGTCTGGATGACTTCAATGATGAGAACTTCATTGAACTTCTTCGCACAGATGAGGGTGAAGTCAAGCAGTTAGTTGACCGTACCGTCTATAGTGAGATTGCTAAGGAATTTGCTCGTCGTACGTTTGACGAGAGTGGCAACTACTATGTCAATAAGTTCGACCTTGAAGCAAAAGAGTGTCTGAACGATCGCTATTCTAACTTTGGTCAATTCAGTCAAAACAGACTGACCGAAGATGGCAACAAACCATCTAAAGATTTGATGTGTATCCGGGTTGGTCCCGGTAAAGCATACGTTCAAGGTTTTGAAACACGAGTTATTGGTACTCGGTTCCTTGATGTCAAAAAACCTCGTACTACCAAAACTGTAACTGATCGTGCAATCCCGTTTGAGGCAGGTAATCGCCTCCGGGTCAACAACACTTTGAGTGCAGCCCAGATTTCTATTGCCGCGGCCAATAGCGATTTTGTTGATCTCCGTAGCGAGCGTCTTGATAGCAACAAATCAACCGCTTCCGGTGAAAGCATCGGTCGTGCTCGCGTCTACGATTATAAACTCCAGAACTCGGCCTACACTGATAATACTTCAGTTTTTGAACTCTTCCTGTTTGATATCGTCACCGACACTAAGGTGACTGTCAACCAAGCAATTACATTGAACGCACCTGCTCTGGTTGAGGGTGCTCGTTCTGGTGCTCGCGGTATGCTCCGTAGCAATACCACTAGTGACGAACTTATTCTCTGTGAAACTGCTGGTAAGTTCTTGGTCGATGAACCCATTCGTGTGAATGGAGAAGATCAAGGTCGTATCATCATCGAGGTGCGTGAGTATGGTATGGCAGATGTCAAGTCTGTCCGCTCTACTGGTGGTGGTCGTACATTCGCTGCTGACACTGTTCTTGAGGAGCAGTTCAACTTCGGCGCACAAGAATTCTTCCTGACCTCTGGTGGTGCATTGACTTCCGGTTCTACTGGGTGGGCAAAACGCCTGAAAGTTGGTGACATCGTTGCTTATAACGTCTCTGGACAAAGCGATACTGTTTATAACCAGGTCTCTGCTGTTGCAGGATCTAATCAAAGTGCAACCTTGGTAGCAAGTGCTAATGCAGCAGTTGCTGGTGTTGCATATCATGATCTGCCCGGTAGTGGCACGATTACAATTACTGGTCTGAAAGTCGTCTCCCCCAAACTGGTTGGTTCTGACACTGGTTTCCTGTATGCGGAGATGCCCAACACTAATGTTGAAAGTGTTGATCTGACGAATGCAGTGATTTCTACTCGTCAAGAACTGACAAGTCAATCCACTGATGGTAATGGTCAGTTGACCCTGCCGTCACTGGTTGGTACTGACTTCGTATATTCTGCGTTCGACGAAGAACGTTATACTGTCATTTACAACAACGGTACCATTGAAGATCTGTCTGAAGACCAAGTTGTCTTCACTGGCGGCAGTAAGTCTGGTACTATTTCTGGATTGACTGCTAGTCAGTCTGGAAACGTTGTTGTTCACGTCACAAAACAAAAAGGCAACGTGTCTTCTAAACTGAAGACACTGACAAAAGCTACCGCTTTGACGGTAGACGGTTCAAGTAACTCTAGCAGTGCAGGTCTTGCCGATGGTCTTACCGCTAACTCCATCTACGGAAAACGAGTCCAAGATAGGGAAATCTCACTTGACTACCCTGATATTGTTCAGGTTCATGCTGTATTTGAGTCTTCTGGGTCTGGCGATCCAACTATACCATCCATAACTCTTTCATCTTTCACTGGACCCAACAACGACAACAGTGACCTCATCCTGGGTGAGGTTGGTATTGGTCAATCCTCTGGTTGTGCCGCTTATATTCTTGCCCGTAGTGGCAGCACTGCGATTGAAATTTGCACGAAGAACTCCCGCAACTTTATTGAGACTGAGGAGATCTTGTTTGAGACCAGTGGTGTCAAAGCAAATGTTTCTGTTATCACTCCTGGCGATCCTAACATCCGTAAGAACTTTGTTCTGGACAATGGTCAGCGTGATGAATATTATGACTTCGGACGTTTGGTTCGTAAGCAAAATGCAGGTGAACCTCAAGGTCGTTTGAAGATTTACTTCGATCACTATGAGGTCAATGCTCAAGATGCTGGTGATGTTGTTACTGCATCTAGTTACGAGAAAGCAGAGTATGACAGGATCCCCGCATACGCCAATATCCGTAACAGTGACATCATTGACTTGCGTCCTAGGGTAGCACCTTACTCCGGTAGTCGTTCTCCCTTTGAATTTGACTCTCGTAGTTTTGCCTCTGGAGGACAGTCTGTCCCCAATGTTCTTGAGTCTAACGAGAACATTCTCTTCAACTATAGTTACTATCAGGGAAGGAAAGATCGCCTGTATCTCAACCCCGATAACTCCTTCAATATTGTAGAAGGTATTCCTTCCGACAACCCAGTTCTCCCCGATGTCGTGGGTGGTGCTTTTGAACTGGCAACTATTGAATACGCCCCATACGTTTACGATGCTCGTCTAGAGACTACTATCCGGTTCAAGGCAAACCGTCGATATACCATGAAGGATATCGGCAAACTGGAGAATCGTATTGAAGATCTTGAAGAGATCACATCACTGTCTCTCCTAGAAGCTAAGACCGAAAGTCTGACTATCAAGGATCCTGATACTGGTCTTGATCGTTTCAAGAATGGTTTTGTTGTTGATCCATTCAACTCATTTGATGTTGCAGACAAGACGCAGACAGAAATCAAATATGAAATTGATGGTGGCAAACTGACACCTAAGAAGACACGTGACTCTATCGATCTCTTGATCGGTTCTAACAGTGTTGTTGGTCTGACTGGTGCTCCAGATCCTACTGTGGATCCCCGTTTTGCCGAAGACCTTGGTTCACCTAACATCCAGAAGACTGGAGACATGGTGACTCTTGCATACGAGGAAGTTGAAGATCGTAACCAACCCTACGCTACCCGTCTGGAGAGTGTCAACCCCTACATGTACCGTGACTGGAACGGTGTGCTTCAATTGGTTCCTGATTCTGATGTGTATGTCGATCGTATCCAACAGACTATCACTGAGGGTGAAGGATTTGCAAATGACTTCATCTCTGAGACTGAACCAGTTCCGTTCATGCGTGAGCAGAACATCGAGTTCAATGCAACTGTTCTGAAACCCCACACTCGTCACTATTCATATTGGTCTGGCACCGATATGATTGATGATAACTTCTACACTATTCCTAAACTGATTGAGGTTACTCCTCAAAGTGGATCCTTCCAGACTGGTGAGACCGTCATCGGTTACATGTTCACAATGCAGAATGCTACTACTTCTGCTGACATCCGTTTCCGACTGGCAGCACCTAACCACAAGGCAGGTCCTTTCGCCAACCCACAAATCACTTACGGTGACAACCCATACTCCTCTACGGTTGGATTGTCTTCTTCTTACTCAGAGACAACAACTGTTTTGAACGTTGATTGTTCGTCCCTGAACCAAAAGTCCGACTCTAACTTCTTCGGAGTCCTGACTCCGGGCATGCTTCTGGTTGGTGAGACTAGTGGCGCACAAGCAACGGTCAATGACATCCGTCTGGTGTCTGACTCTACTGGTTGTGTTCAAGGTTGCTATTACATTCCCCCAAACACTTTCCAAGACGGAGAGAATACTTCCCAGTTAGTTGAGATCAAACCAGAAGATCAAATCCCCGGTAAGAACTTCAGTAACGCTACACAGAACTTCTTCTCTGAAGGATTTGAAATTACAGAGACTACTGTTATCCGCACGGAACCTGCTCTTCCCGAACCGGTTGTTATCAACGTCACGAACGTTGTGAACAACGTCACCAATGTTATCCAACCGCCGCCGGAGCGAGATAACAATGACGATCCTCTAGCACAGTCCTTTGAAGTTACTGATGATCCTGGTATCTTCATGACCTCTGTTGACATGTTCTTCCAGAGCAAGGCAGCAGAAGTTCCCGTCAAGGTCCGTATCGTTCCTCTGGAGAATGGTTATCCATCTGCCAAGGTGATGAAGAACAGTGAAGTGTTCTTGAATCCAGACCAGGTGTCGATTTCTAACGACGGAACTGTACCAACAAACTTCCGTTTCCGTGCTCCGGTGTATCTGCCCAAAGGCAACTATGCCTTCTACCTGGGTTCAGCATCTGGCGATTACGATGCTTGGATTTCTCAAGTTGGCGAAGCAGACATTACTACTGCTGATCTGAGTCAGTTCCAGCAAGTCATTGTCGCTAAGCAACCGTCTCAAGGTTCTCTGTTCAAAGCACAGAGCAACTTCACCTGGACTGCATCTCAGTTGGAAGACTTGAAGTATAAGTCCTACAAAGCAAAGTTCATCACAGAACCCGGTACAGTGCGTCTGTACAACCCTCAGTTGAACTTGCTCAACCAACGTAACAAGTTGCCGGATAATCCGATTGAGACCTTCTCCAAGCGCGTGTACGTGGGTCTGGCGTCGGGTACTGATAGTCCCCATATCCTTGAGGGTGTGGTTGTTTCTCAAGAGAACAATACTACTGCCCGTGGCACGATTGCCTCACGTTTGTCTCACCTCAGTCAGGCAGCAAACACTCTGGCCATCACCAACGCTGGTACCGACTATGAAGATGGTACCTATAACACAGTGAACTTTATCACCTCCACTGGTCGGGGTCAAAACGCAGTTGGTGTTGTGACCGTCTCTAGTGGCAGTATTACTGGTGCAACTGTCAAACTTGACAACACAGGCGAAGGTTACTCTGTTGGTGATACCCTGACTGCTAACCTGGGAACAAAGGGACTTGGTAAGAATTTGGTACTGACTGTTGGCGTTACTACCAGCACTAGTGCACTTGTACTGACTAACGTCTCTGGTGCCGATTTCAATACCACTGACTCTATCTCCTACATCCCTGCTGTTGGTCCCCAAGCAGGTATTGCATCTGTCCAAACTAACATCATTCCTAAGGTTGTTACTGTCAACTCTGATCAGTACGATGGTCGCCACTTCAAGGTCAACCATCCTAATCATGGTAACCACTCCAACAACTCTGTAGTCAGTCTGACTGGTGTTGGTGGTGATAGCGTCCCAACCCGTCTGACTGTTGGTTATGCCGCAAGTCTGACCTCTGTGGTCAGTGTTGCAAGTACCATCGGATTCAACTTCTTTGAGGGTGCACAAGTTACTGCAAGCAATCCTGGATATGCCAAGATTGGTGACGAAGTTATCTCCTACACCAGCGTTGGTACAAATGCACTCTCAGGAACTATCACCCGTTCTGTTGACGATACCATCGCTATTGATCACGCTATTGACACTCCGATTCAAAAGTATGAACTCTCTGGAATGTCCCTCCGCAAGATCAATACCGATCATGACCTGATTGATGTTACCAACAACATCGAAGGTAAGATTGCTCTTGATAGTTATTTCGTAAAAGTTGGTGGTGGTGTTCTGTTCGCCAAAGATAAAGTTGGTGGTGGTGACGGTGCACGTGGTTCTAGTAACATCGTGTTCGATACCGTCAATCCTAACATTGCCCACAGCACACCTATTGGAACCAAACTGACTGGTAAGATTCGTACCACCAGTGGAACCAGTGTTGATGGTAATGAGACTTCTTTCGCCGACCAAGGATTTGAGGACATCTCCCTCTTTGGTCGTACTCAGTTGAACTCTACTCGTATCATTGCTTCTCGCAAAAACGAGCAGGCAAAGTCTTCTATCCTTGCCCTGCCTGGTGCTAAATCGTTCACCTTTGAGGGAACTCTCAGCACCGACAATGAGAACGTGTCACCTGTCATTGACGTGTTCAAGAGTTCTATTCTTACTGAGTCTAACCGAATCAACAAACCCATCGATAACTTCCTGACAGACCGTCGTTCTAACGTTATTGACGATCCTCATAGCATGATCTATCAGACTAAGGAAATTGGTCTTGAGAATCCTTCTACATCGCTGAAAGTTCTCTTTGCTGCTAACCGTCCTGCTGAATGTGAGATGCGTGTCTTCTATCGCCTCAAGCGGGAAGACTCTTCCGAGTTCGATCAGGTTTTTGAACCTATGCCTGGATTCAATAACTTGGATGCATCTGGTGACGTTATCAACGAAAACAACAACAGCGGTTTGCCAGATAGAAACATTTCGCCAAGTTTGACAAACTCGTTCAACGAGTATGAGTACACTGCTGATGACCTGCCACAGTTTACTTCCTTCCAAGTCAAGGTTGTATTCAACTCTAGCACTCAGTCTGAGGCACCAGAACTGCTCGACTTCCGTACCATTGCTGTCGCATAATGAGAAACAAAGAAGATCGAAAGATCGCTAAAAAGATCTTGAAGATTGCCAAAAAGCATCCTGAGTTGTACACCCCAGCAGAACTTTCTTATGCTAGGATGATCAAACGTATAAACAAAAAGAAACCGTTAGAGCAATGAGTTGGGGATTTTTATGGGAGTTGCTGTATGAAAGCGAAGAGAGCGAAAGTGGAGGATCATCCTCATCTAGAGAGGGATCTGACGACTAGTGCGGTGGTGTCAACTGACACCACAGGATACAAAAAATATATTGCCGATCGCGATTCCCGACGATTGCAGAACAGTAGAATCAGTGATTTGGAAGACGAAATCAAGGAACTCAAAGATCTGATTCGCAATCATTTGAATAAATAATACAGTGACATTCTAGGCAGAGATGGCAGTACCAGTTGTAAATATTCAAATTGAACAAGGTACTGACTTTACTGCTACCTATTCAGTAACAGCAGCCACTGGATTACCTCTAAATCTGACAAATCACAGCATCACCGCAAAGATGAGCAAGCACGCAGGTGCTGATGCTGGTTTTATTGGTTTTGGAGTAACTTTTGGTGCAGCGCCAACCGAAGGTAAAATTACTATTACTCTAACAAACTCTCAAACCGGTATTATTACTGCCGGTCGTTATAATTATGATGTCTTGGTCACGAATGATATTACTAGTAAAGTAACAAAGGTCATTCACGGTCAGTCACAAGTCAATGGGACGATTGCATGAAGGTACAATTAGAGAATAATCAATTTTCAGTTCGTCTTGTTTCTCCAGGACAATCTGAAAGTTTCAATGTAAATTTACAAGGAGCAGGTGGTTCTGCGGGAGGAGGAAGCGACGTGGATCGATTGACACAACTTACGGATGTGAATACATCCAATCTTACAAATGCAGATCAGAACCGTTTTGTTTTGATTTACGATGCACCATCATCTTCTTTCAAATTTGTAAATCCTGATGAAGTAGTCGATGCTGCAACTGGAGCATCTACTGTTCCTGGCGGTGCTCCCCCAAGTGGTGGCATATCCAGCGAAGCACTTCAATATCTGGATGACGCTCTGGACGACCGTATCGATCTTGACGCAGGGTCGTTTTAGAAATAAATATTACTATAAAAATCTTTATTATTTGCAGTGACTAATGGCATAACAATTACTGAATAGTAAAAAATGGCAGCGCCTGTCTTACAGTTCAAGCGGGGTAACTTTTCAGCTCTTCCGGGTCTCCAAGCAGGTGAACCGGGATGGGTTGTAGACGAGTTTGACCTATTTGTTGGCATTGATTCTACAACTAACAATAATAAGATTGTTGGTTCTGCCCGTTATTGGGAAAGAGAAACAGCAACAACCGGATCCGCTGTTCGCCTCGTAGAAGGTGCGAACAATGGTGACCACTATGTTGCCCTGAAGTCACCGGCAGCACTTACTGGAAATCAAGATTACATTCTACCTGCCTCTGCTACAGCAGGTGGTTATCTGAAGGTAGACGGATCAGGCAACATGTCCTGGTCTACAGAAGTTGATATTGATACCCCTCTCTCGGTGTTGGACATCGACGGTGGTACTGATATTGGCGCAGATATTACTGATGCTGACCTCTTCATCGTAGATGACGGTGGTGGGGGAACGAACAGGAAAACTGCTGCCTCACGACTCAAGACTTATGTTCTTGGTGGTGGTAGTGGTGCTGCTTTTGCTGCCATCAATGTTAGTGGTATTGGTACTGTAACGTTTGCCGACACCACGACCCTGAAGGTTGGTGCTGGTGCAACTGTTACTGGTGCCCTAGACGTTGACGGTGGCGCTAATGTTGCCGGTGGTCTGACTGTAACTGGATCACAGACTGTTGATCAACTGACGGTTTCTGGTGTTGCAACTGCAACTACCTTTGATGGTGCACTGGCAACTACTAACCTGACAGGAACCATCACCAACGCCCAGTTGGCAGGTAGTATTGCCAATGACAAGTTAGCAAACAGTACCGTTGCTTTCGGTGGTATCACCCTAGCACTGGGTGCTGCTGACGCAACTCCTGCCTTCAATTTGGCAG